AGAGTATCTTCTCTCTATCTATTGCTATGGAAACTAAGACTTCTTAGTTCCCCCCGCAAAATTTGCGGAAATTTAAGAGAGAGGTGCGACAGTGTCATTTGAAGACTATCAAAATGACCTCAAGTTCACTATCGGTACTTGTACTGGTCGTGACTTAGTTGAGTGTGTAGTTGAAGAATCTGAGGCTGAGGCTGCAGGAAACAAAGGTTGCTGGAAGTACATTTGCAATGGTTGTGAACGTGGCTACGTTTGGCTTCCGTACGATTGTCTTAGATTAAAAGACTATATGATTGCCTACCACGCAGTCGAAACGCCGTAAGGCGTCTACCGGGGTTGATCTACCGGTACTGAAGAGACAGATCAATAAGAGAGGAGCAAGACATGGATTGGTTACTTGCACTATGTATTGCAGGTGGATTCATCATTGGAATGGGTCTATTACTCATTATAGGCTTCAAATCTGGTGAAGATTCATCAGCAGTACATCATGCACGTGAGGTTGCTAATCTCAAGAGCAGAATCACTGAGCTTGAGCATGAATACAGCGTTCTAGGCACAAACTGGAACAAAGTTGAAGTAGCACGGCACGAAGCAAGTATGTTAGCTAAGGAGCAAACATCTCGTGTCCAAGAACAGGCTAAAGCGATCTCTAGGTATCAACACATTATTCGTCAGCAATCTGATGAAATACGTGCATTAAAGAAAGGTCCTGGAGACTTTGCTTTAGACGCGTAAGCATTCGGGTAATGCCATTGGGCTATCTCTTAGATGAGGTAGCCCTTTGAGTTTCCCCGAAAAAATCGGTCGAAACTAATCAAGAGGAGGACGTATGTCACGTACTGATAAGCACGTGCCAGCCAGGTTGGTCTCTGATCTACCTTGGTGGTATGCACGTAAGCACTTTGCCAAAGTATGTAGGCACAGTGAGCAAAACTGTGACTATTGCTATGCAAGGTACCGCAAAGCACGTACCACTCGCAATCGTGAGTGGCTCAACTATGAAGGGAAAGCAGATGATTAGTCTGGAAGTACAGGCCATTTGTAATAAGTGCCACAAGATTTACTCTCACGATTACGATTGGGAGTTTAATCCAATCCACTCAGTGGTATTTGCAGGTGATTACGAAGTGTATCTCTGCACAACGTGTAAAACTCCCGAGAATATCGAAGAAATTAACGCGATGTTCACGAGTGAGGAGTATTACCAGCCTACGTATCACTGCACTTATTGTGACTCGCGCAATGAGTTCAGCAAGTACTGCAATGATTGCAAGGCAGAGTACGAGAGGAGAACGGGGAAGAAACTATGAGCATGCTACTTAGAGATGCCTTGGGTCTAGCACTCAAGAAGCAGAGGAATCAGAAACATTGGTCAATGCGTCGAGTTGTTATCAATACTGGTGGCATTGTATCGCTCGGTTATATCTCAGAACTTGAGCGAGGCAAGAAAGAAGTATCGTCTGAGGTATTGAACCTTCTACTCAGTGGCTTGGACGGGGATCTTCCTCAGATACTGAGGGACACAGCCGACATATTGGAGGGAGCACGATGAACATCAATAGACTAAGGTGGAAAGCAAGATTGCTTTTGCCTAAGTCAGTCAACAAACTCATTAGGCACGTCAGCCTTACCAATCCTTGGTACAGGTATGAGGAAGAAAGGCTTAATGAACTAAAAAGAGAGTACCAAGATGGTACACAGTGCAAGGTTTGCAACTATTTTACTGACAAGCCTTGGAAAGCTCGTGCAACAGGGTGCTACATCTGTGATGAAGCACGTGGATTCAACGATTAAGGAGGGGCACGATGAAGATCAACGTCAAAGTGTTCATCCCTTGTAAGAATGAGGGATGTACAGAAGACACAGGTTCGTACAAAGAGTATGACTCACAAGGTGAGTGGCACTTTGTAGAGGATGCATACGAGGCAGTCTTGCATGATGGCAAGGCTATCTATGTATGTTCAGTGGGTTGCCAACAGGTGGCAATCCAACGTAGTAAGGAGATGGCACGATGATTAAACCAGTGATCCGTGGTCTACAAGCACTAGACACTAACGCTGTAAGACTACGGTGGAGCATCTACAACCGCTTACACAAGAAAGCACTTGAGCCTTTTTACATGCAAGACGAGAAGTTGTGGGCTCTTGAGCGCAAGTACAAGACTATTTTAGAGCTGCACAACCCTATGTGGCAAGGAGAAGAAGATGGCTACATATGTGGGAATTGCTCTATAGATGAAGAGCGAGTGGTCAGAAGTTATATAAGCAACACTGGCATGACTACATCATGGTCTGAAGAGGACTGGGATAAATGGTGGGAGGCAGCAACAGAAGCAAAGACATTCAAAGTTCCATACCCCTGTTATGACGTACGTATTATGGAGGGGATACAAGATGATGACGAAGCAATCGCTGAGTTCATGGAGAAAGTAAAAGAAAACGACATTACTAGGAGATGGCGAAATGATTAAGTGCACGTTGTGCGGTGTTGACCGCAGGTCAGTTGATGAGGATTACAACGAGCCAGGAGATACTCAGGTTATTGAGCGTGGTCTTAAGATCAATGTAAGTGACTCAGGTTACTACATGGGGTTTACAGACTGCAACTTCAAGTGGATGAACAGTGACGGCACACTAACTATTAGTGGTGAAGATGTTGTATGGGATATATGCCATGATTGCGTGGTCAAACTGCTAGAAACATTCCCGCAGTTAGATAACACCATGTTAGGTGGCGGTCATCCATACGACTACGAGAAAGGTCCTTGCTGCAAGTGGGGATGGACAGTCACACCGGAAGAAAGGAAAGCAATGAAATGACAGTGTATAAAAAGGAAGAGTACACAGTAGAACGTCTTACCACCGCACGTCAGATACGTGATGCGTATCGGTTAGTCATTGAAGACTTAGCCCAATCTAGTTATGGGCTAGGTGATGACAAGAAAGAAGCAGACGTCGTCACTACTATGACTGTGCTCGGTGAGATAGAGCATAGCCGCACTACATCTTTGTATGGGTTAGCATTACTTACACCAAGGGAGGAACAATGAAAGAACGCATAAAGCGCTTTGCCTTATGGCTTGGCGTCATTGAGTACAAAGAGAATGAGCGAGAGACACAGCAACGTGTAGATCAGTTGATGTTCGAACTAGCCAGCCTAGAGACTTGGAATGAGTACATCAACATACGGTGGGACTTGCCCAACGTAAACAAACCGCGCCAACCACAGGAGATCTAAATGACGTACTTCCTAGCACGAGCCAATCAGGCTGAAGAAGCAATCGAGCGTGTGCGTGAGTTACATGTGCCTAAAGAGTATGAGAATACTTGCAAGACATGTGACAAGACAGACATGGGTGTAACAGTTCCATACCCATGCCCTACTATCCAAGCATTGGATAGCGAGTAAAGACTTATAGGGGAGCGATCACGGGAGTCACTACGGCGCTGTAGCCGCTACGACAGGGCGCAGGAGACCAGGTATACCGGCGATGAATAGGCAGCATCGAGCTTGAGTTAGCCTTAAAAACCTAACAATAGGGTTTCGACTGGCACGAAAATTCCCAAACGATTCCGTTCCTAATAAGAGTCCTGAGCATGACTATAAACTGCTCTTTAGTTTTACCTGAGTTAGTCAATACGAGGAGAAACGCTCAGGTAATTCACACCTACTATTTACTTGGTAGGCACTTGACAAGTGCGGCCCTGACTTGTGTGAGAAAACAGGGCATCCAACAACAACAACAAGGAGAATAACATGGCAAGCGCATCTAGCATCACACTCGATACAGCATATGTATTGGATAAGTTAGAAAACAAGTTGGCACTAGCCAAGAAATCATACGCTCAATACAAGAGAGATATGGAGAAGTTTGAAGAAACACGTGAAGCACGAGAGTCAAAGCTAAAGAAGCAGATACTCAAGAGCCTCACAGTTGATGACATTTCTTTTTCAAGCCACACCAAGTACGATCACACAAGCCGTGAGTCATACGACTACGTCATCTACCCCGTTATTGATGGTAGAAAGGAAAAGCATATCTTCAAGGTTGAAGACCTGCCAGAGTTCGTGACACCAAAGTGTGAGTTCAATGAGCACTCCATCAAAGAGATGGAGCGTATGGTTGAAGTGCTAAAGGCTTGTGCTACAGCCACATTCAATAGCAAGATCCTTGGTAGCGTACAAGACTACCTCTAACCAACAACAAAAAGGAGAAGATAACATGGGTATTCGCCCAGGAGAACGACATCCAGCCCGCGCAATCAATACGGCCAACAACTGGCTAGGTGCTTTGCTGCTTGACAGCACAGCCTACCGTATCCCAAATGATCCGGACATGCCAGACCTTGAGGGTGCAACACACAGTCACGTTATTGAGGGTGAGAACTTTGTAGTTATGGTTCTTACTCACTACAACGAGGACACCGAGACCTACACGCTGTTGAGTGTAGACAAGTCAGAGTACAACGTAGAAGATAAAAGCGGTCTGACTACACTGCTAGCACGTGGTAAGACACGTGAACAACTAGACGAGCAGAACGCTCGTGAGGTTGAGCCTAGTGATGAACACATGGCGCAAGTCATCTCTATGTTCAAAGAACTAAACAGCTAGGTGGTATGACTGTGGTGGCTGGCCGACATAAACAACCGGCCAGCCACTCGCAGCCTTACCATCATCGGGAAGGAACCAGAGGTGAGAGGGATTATGCGATACGCCCTGCATAACATCATAGATTGTATGAACTGAAGAATGGTCATAGGCTCCAAGGTAAGCAATGTATCACACAGTCAATACGAAAGTATCCGGCTGTCCATGTTACTAGTCTTCGGATGGTGATGAAACTAGTCTGAGGTGTTATTCGTAGAGTAATGTGCGTATTCCTGCGGGACATACAATCATAGGCTTTGCATCTCATCGTTGAAAGGCCAGGCTCATACAACTAGATACCATGCGTACCATAATCCCTCTCATTTCTACACACTAAGGAGGCAGCATGCCAAAGAAAGATAAAGAGTTGATCTTGAGTCTATCAAGAGCCAACTCTAAGCGTAAGACAACTACCCCACCAAAGAAAGGTAAGTAGTATGAAAGAGATACACCCAGGTATCTATGAGGCGTCATTAGATGATGTCAAAGATACCAAGATTGTAGGTAACGAGAGTATGCACGACTATGGGGATGGTGTAGTAGTACAAGGAACTCTATCTTTGCTCAGTGAACTATCAAAGCACCCTGAGTTTAAATCTAGGGCTGTTGCTATTGCTGTGTTCAATGAGTCTAACAAAATGAGCAAAGTATTCTGGTACACAGGTCAACATATATTCCCCAAAGAGTATTTAGAGTTGGCTGTTGATGATAACAACATTGTAGTTGTACTTACCAACATGCCAAATCCAACTCTTACAGATGCAGAAAAGTTGACTGAGGTATTCTTACCTAAGAATGAGAACACCAACCTTGACTACCATGTGCTTGATTACATATGGTCAAACCATACGCATGGTGCATCACTCATGTGTGAAGACTTTAGCTGTTGCCCTAAAGAGGGTTACGAAATAGAACAGATAGTGAGTATCTAATGGCAAAGAAACTAAAGAAGAAGCAAGTCAAACGACTAATCAATGACTTAGTCAAGATGATTGAGTTAGCTGACTTGGCTGAAGTAGAAGACGAAAGCATTGACTTGTCTGATTACCATCGTGGTTCAGCAGCAGGCTTACGTGCTGCACTATCCTTGATCAGTGATAAGGATGTTCCAGCATACGCAATCATCAAGCGTGGTGATGCATTCCCATATCGTTTCGTACCATACACAGAGACTGGTGCTGCACCAGAACTCGCATTGGATTGGTGCGATTAGCATTGCACGACGGCGCTGTACTTTATTTAGCTAAGTTGCGGTACTGATACGGTAGCCCTCCGTGTGATAAGCCCTGCACGACGGAACGTAGACATGACTATTGTCAGTCTTGTTCCCTCCGTGTAGGGTGAGGGGCGTTAGCTCAGTTGGTCAGAGCAGCAGACTCATAATCTGCCAGTCGTGGGTTCAAGTCCCACACGCCCCACAATGAACACATACTCCGTGTGTTCAGATATAAAAGGAGGTTCATCAATGCGCATTCCAGACGAAATCAAATGGGATTCATTCGATGACGAAGAAACACCTAATAGCACGTACGTATCACCCTACGATCGAATTAGGGTGTGGTTTGAACAAGGTGGTAGTGAGGGGTACAACCCATCATGGGCTAGACTAATGAACCCAGCAGTAGATGCATATGTAACTATGCGAGAAGTGTTGGGTGAGATAGCTGACCAAGGCCAAGAGATAGATGAGTGGCCAGAAGAATACGATGTAGCCCCCCTATTGCGTAGGGCACGCAGGCTCCAACGTAAACAACAATAGCATTCCCTAGGTTAGCTGCGGCTCAACCGACAGGATAATAACTAACAAGCAAACATGTATGTATTGTTGCGTGGAAGGCCTAGAGAACGTAATAAGTCCACCGAACCAGGCTTCGAAAGCTGTCATAGGGGTAAGGTGCGTTGAATCCTTCTCCATTTTCCGCTGCATTCGGGAGTAGTTAGTTATTTAGTCTCGCTGATGATTGCTGGGAAGCAAGCATAGCGGGACTTTTTTGTATCTAATCAATCAAGGAGGAAGTATGCAAGACCTCGATCGCACGCCACATGAACCTCCATCAGAGGAAGATATCAATGCTCTGGTGGAATTCTCTGCGGCGTTTATAGATCAAGCAGATTGCGATGGTAATCTGTTTGATGCAATTACGAACTGGTCTCCTGAACGTACGGTTGTCTATCAACAGGCATTCCTTATGTTCAATGCGATCAGCAATCCAGAAGCCTTTGGCTTCCAAGAGTAAGACAAAGTAACACCTCACACAAAGAGTGTGAGTCAACCCAGTATAGAGAGAAGGCAATACATTATGGCAATTTCCGTTTTCACCGAGTCTTATGATTCTACGATGGACAACCACCGTCGACAAGTAATGCTCGTGCCGATTGACGGTACCGTTCGCGTCTACTCACGCGTCACCGATGGTGCTAAGGGTCCACACAACAAGTGGATCGAGACCAACGTTGACGACTTGGCTAATGAACTTCATGAGAATGAAGTACTGACTGCTGAGCCAGTGGGTGTACAAGTTACAGTTGCTGACGAACGTTCTATCCGTGAGCTTGGTTACTCACCAGTTCTCGGTACCAAGTCAGTTGCTGCACACGGTAAAGCCGAAGCAGTGTCCGACGTAAACAACTCTGCCGCCCGTATCTTTGAACTCTACGAATCTATCATCAACAATGATGATTCATTGGTAGATCTTATCATCGATCGTCGCAAGGAGTCGTCAGTGTTCACTCCACCAGTTGCCGCCCAGCCAGCATCTATCGTTGAGACAACGACAATCGCTGCTACTGAGCAGTTCGAAGCTCCCAAGCTTCAGGTGGCACTTGCATCTGTTCCACGCAAGGAACTTGACGAGCGTTACGTTCACCGCAACGTGTTGGGCGACACAGTCGAAGACTACAAAGCCTACGACGATGCTCGTGCCAATCACGTCAACGTGTTGATCTATGGTCCTACCGGTCCTGGTAAGACTACATCAATCGAAGCGTGGTGCGCTTCTCGTGGCCTACGCTTGGCTCAAGTATCAGGTAATGCTGCGCTTGAACCAGGTCACCTGTTCGGTCGTCTTGTACCAGACGGTAAGGGCGGCTTTGCATGGGTCGACGGTCCTGTCACGGACGTTGTTCGCAACGGCGGTGTTCTTAACCTTGATGAGGTCAACTTCATCTCACCTAAGATCTACACTGTTCTGTACCCATTGTTGACTAGCCAGCGTATGATTACGCTGCTTGATCATCACGGCGAAGTTATTGAGGCTCATCCAGACCTCACTATCTTTGCTACGATGAATCCTGATTACATTGGTACTCAGGGTCTCAACCATGCATTCAAGAACCGTTTCGATCTACAGATCCCTTGGGATTACGATGACAAGGTCGAGTCCAAGCTAGTCAAGTCCAAGAATCTATTGGTACTTGCCAAGCAGTTGCGTGCAGAAGCAGCCAAGGGTCTATACGAGACACCTATCTCAACCAACATGTTGATTGAGTTTGGTGGTTTCGTTGACCGTCTTGGTTACGAGTTCGCTGTCGAGAACTTCATTGCTCACTTTGCAAATGAAGAGCAGCCATCAGTTCGCCTCGTGTTCCAAACTCACGAGCACAATCTGAAGCCTGACTTCGGCATCGAAGTTGTGGTCAAGGAAACAAAGGTTGAAGAGCCTTTCATCCCAGGTCAAGTGATCCCAGATCCAACACCTACCGCAACCAACAGCACAGTCACTAATCCAGTGATTGTCAATATCTAACTACATCCGTAGTTAGTAAAGAGAGGAGGCAATACCGTGTATCAAGATGAGCTAACTAGTCAATCTTATTACGGTTCATCAGTTCAGACTGATGAAGATGCACAAGAGCTAGCTGTTCGCTTAGGCTCGTTGTGCCGCGTGTATGAACAAACTGACCGTGTGCTTACTGGTGATCCAGTACAAGTTCACGTAGTCAATGGTGGTCCTGCACCGGCATGGTCTGACGGCTCAGACATTTACATCAACAAGGAAGAGATCGAACAGTTTGATCTTGACGAGTTGGTGCAGATCAATGGCCTCAACTATCACGAGCTAGCCCACCATCTGTATACTCCCCGCAAGGGTACTACACTGATGCAATGGGTCATGGAGCAGACAGCTATTGACCCGCTGTACATGATGGCAGTCAATGTTCTAGAAGATCAGCGCATTGAGACATTGTTCACCGCACGTTATCCCGCTATCGTACCCTATCTAACCAAGACAGTGGTTCGCTGGTTGGCTGACAGCCCAGATAAAGTATCGTCGAACTACCTAGCAATTCGTGGTCGTCAATACCTACCTCTGGACTTACGTATTGGATTCCGTGACATGTTCTTCATGCCGGAATTAATACCAGTCATTGCAGATATCGTAGATGAGTATCGTACGCTGCACTTTCCTAAGCAATACGCAGATGCACAACGGTTGATTCAGCGCTTCAAGGAGGAAGTGTTGGATAAACTAGAGCTGCCACCGGAGCAAGCACCAGACGGTGGTCCATCAGGCTGTGGTAAGCGCAACCCTGTTAGTAAGGGTAGGCCAGAAGCGGGCAAGGCTCAAGAGCGTGACTCAGAGCGTGCTAAGGGACAAGGTAATCCTGAACCGGAATACACACCTAAGCCACCTGAAGATAAGCAGCCAAGCAATGACAAGGGTGACAGTGACGACGAGTCCAACGTAAACAACGTCGGTCGTGGTCCTGGCTCTCCTGGTAATGATGGTTCATACGTTCCACCAACTACAGTTGATGAAGCACTAGCCCTGCGTGAGACCGAACAGACCACAAGTCCTGCCGGTGATGCGCATGCTCAAAGCTTGGGCGGTATCCCAGATAACATCTTGGATATCATACGTGACATCGAGCAGTCTATTTACAACCGCAAGGACGTACAGGCTGACGTCAAGACCAAGCAACGTGTCATCATTGGCGGTGACGGTAAGCATGACGATGGCATCAGGCGTGGCAAATACAGTACAGTAGCTGTCCCAAATGAAGTACTCGTTGTTGCTCGTCGCTTTGCCCGTGAGCTTGAGAAGCTCAAGCAAGACTGTGAGCCCAACTGGGAGCGTGAGCAATCAGCTGGGCGTCTCAACGTACAGCGCGTGATATCAGGGGCTGACCTTGATAAAGTGTTCGATCGTTGGGACGATGGAGTGGATGGCACAGACATTGAGACTGTCATGTTAGTTGACAGGTCCGGGTCTATGGGCAGCAACAATAACGACATGCGTGCTTCTGAAGCATCATGGGTTATCAAGCGCTCAATGGAGCAGATCAAAGCTCCAGTGACTATCTATGCGTTTGACGGTCAAGCTGAGCTTGTTGCGTCTCGTGATGACAAGGTTGACAAGCTCAACCTACCATTCATCTATGGCAGTGGTGGTACTGATCCAAAGACTGCGCTTGTTGCTACCGAACGTCTGTTCAGGTCCAGCAAGCACAAGACCAAGATCATGTTCCTCGTCACTGACGGTGAGTTTAGTCACTACGAGAATGACGACATTGTCAAGCGTCTCAATGCTATGGGAGTTGTTACAGTTATGATTCTCATTGCTGACCCGTACAGCTTGCAATCAATCACTGATCGGTATGCTCAATACCATGAGGGTGAGGACATGTGGCACGAGTGCTCTATCCACGGCTCCGTGACCACCGCTGCTGACCTTATTCCGTTCGCTAAGCAGGTTGTGACAAGCACAATCAAGAAAGCACTCAATCGATAATACAAATGTCGGGCGGGCGTGTAACAGCGCCCGTCCAACATAAACAAGGACAAGGAGACAATATGAATCGCACAGGCGTTAGAGGCTATGACACAGCCAACGCATGGTTGCAAGGTGGTAGGTCTAAGTCAAAAAACGAGCGCAGTCTATATGAGACTGGTGTTCGTCTAATACGAGACTCACCTACAGAAATTAGCGTAATACTTAAGCATTGGGGTAATAGTAGGTACACTCATCTAGTTACTTACCGTTCTGATGGCACTACAGTTATACACCCAGGTTGGAAGTGGCAGAGTATACGCAGGATTATTACCGAGTATGTTCCTAACCTTACAATGGTAATTCGTAAGGGACAACTAGTAATAAGCTTACCGACTGATGGTATGACACCGCCTAAAATTAGTAAGTGTCGTACATGTAGCGGTATAGGTACTAAGCCAAAGGAATGCTATGGTCCAGGGTATCGTTGCTGGGATGATGACTGCGAGCAGTTTGCAGCGACAAAACCAATGAGGGAGAAAGCCTGGCGCCTTCCATGGGGCGTGCCTGAAAGGAATGAGCTAGAGCAACTTATTCGCCTAGAAGAACACAAGCATGCTACTTGTAAGCATGGCTCTACTGTGGCGCATAAACTCTATAACGATCGCTATGACTGCTTCAGGTGTCGTACAACAGGCAAGGTTGACTACGGTAGTAAGCAACGTGGTCGTGTATGGGACAATCGATCACCCATTGGTATCGATGCCAATGGGCATTACATAGAAGTATAAGGAGGAACTATGTACGTTATTACAGATCTAAATAGCGACTCAGCAATTGGGCCGTTCGAAATGTACGAAGATGCCATTAGCTTTATTGCTAAGGTAGACGAAATGTCATACTTAAATGAATCAGGTCTAGAAGTTCTAGACGTAAGTACCCCAGAAGATTGGCTCCTTGAAAACATGGACTCAATTCTTATGGCTAACTGCTAGGAGGAATAATGGATACAGAAGAGAACGTACGCATACATTCGGATATTGATTACCGGCGTGAGATTTATCAGTTGGTATACAATACCGTTACTAGTAAGTCATTGGATCTAAATGTTGATATGGTAGGTGACTACCTAAGGATTGCAAGGATCAGGGACGCTGTTCTGCACACACTATTTAGTAACCCTGAAGATAGGCAGCTATTCTTTGACTGGTTCGATGACAACAAGAGTGAACTCTCAAAGTTAAATGAAGAATACAAGACATACTATCTATGCTTAATGGTTGGTGCCTTATTTCTTGATGGCAAATCTGAAATTGCATACAACACAGGTAAGTTAGCTATTGCGTATGGAGAGGCTAGTGGAGTTTCCTACAATCTTGCTAAGTTAATAGTTGGCGCTATTGACCAGATGGGTAGGGAAACTGCTCTTGAACTATTTACTAAATCAATGAAAGCACTAACACTGGATAGTACACTCAGTAACTAATAAAGACCCATAACTAAATATAGGAGGAGCATGGTAAAGTACGTTCAAATCACCGCTACTTTAGCAATCAGCAATGAGCGTGGTATCGATAATCTTCGAGACCCACGCTTGTGGAACATCACACTGATTGATGAACAAAACGGTGTACTTATATTTGACGTTGACCTTACGCTCGAAGGCGAGAAATGCTGGGAGCCTAAGATCATCATGTGGGAATAAAGATAAGAGGCTCTACACTAAAGCCATTAGTGTAGAGCCTCTTGTTAGTTACGGGAATAACTATTCACCTTGGAGGGGTAATACATTAAGTCTAACTGACATAGTTTATGACTCTCACAAGACAACAGAAATACCTTATCGTTTGGCAAACAGGTTGCCCAACGTAAACAAAGGAGGCACAATGGAATGTGGTACCGGATGTGGAAATATCATCACAGATGATAACGTATGCACCCTTGAGTTAGAAGAGAACAATGTATCTATCTGCAACTACTGTTGCTCATGCGAGGAGAAATAATGGAACATGAAGAAACTTGGTGGGACATCTTCACAGATGTGAACCACATCATGGCTGAACTTGGCTGGACTATTGTCCAGGACGTAATCATCATAGGATTACTCTACAACGTAGTGTTCAAACGAATTATCGTGCCAAAGCTTAAGCATCAATTACATCAAGAAATAGACAAAGAGCATGGAATTGTCCATGATGAGGAGGATAACTAATGCAATACGAAATGACACAAATAATTAGCTACCTAGTAACAGCTGATTCAGCTGACGAAGCTCTGGACAAGTGGAACAACCACCCTAAGACAGCTGTAATCCAATGGCAAGACGGTGACGTTGAGCTATTTGATGAACAAGTAGAGCTCAATGGCTACTAAACGTAAGGAAGTCGTATACAAGACTGGCTGGTGTGGTGGTGTTGAAGTTGACAAGGCCCACGACCTATGCCCGTATGAGACTACGCAAAAAGGTCTTGTATGCGGTTGCGACTGCCACGAAAATACTGTGGTAGATTAGGAGGGTGTTGGCTAGGGGCTTTGAACTCCTTTCACCCTAGCCAATGCCAGCCCTCGTAGCTCAGGGGATAGAGCAGCAGGTTTCTACCCTGCGTGCCGCTGGTTCGAATCCAGCCGAGGGTACTAATAGCCGGGGTGTTCCCGGCTATTGTCATATAGGAGGAACAATGAATGAGAAATGGTTAGATGAGTCTATCTCATGGAGTGCAGAACATCTAGTGGGTATGCATTACTTAGCAGATCAAGATGACTGGGAAGAGTTCAAAGACGCTGTGCAAGAGTTTGTACAGCATTACCTGGAGGAACTAAACTATGAATAAACGTAATAGAAAGAAAAAGATGATCTTTGCTCTAGCAATGATCTCTCCTGATAAAGAGATCCGCCGGGTCGTTCGTGAGTTAGAACGAGCCGGCTTTGTTGTTACTAAGAAAGGTAACAAGCATGTCAAGATCTTTAACCCTGTTACAGGGCAACAAGCATCTATTCCGTCCACACCAGCTGGCAATGGTCGTCAGCGTCAAAATATGTACATGACCCTACGTCAGATAGGCTTTGATGTATCAGAGCTAAAGGGTACCAACCAAAAGAAAAAGGAGCAAGCAAATGGGTAACGCCGGAGAAATAATCAGCGAGGTAATTAGAGCATCTAATGTTTTAGTGACTAGTGTGTTAGACCTAATTATGAAGGGCGCAGTAGAAGCGTCAGTAACTGATGAGCATGGAGAACGTCAGATCTCTATCCTTAAGCTTGTCAGCATCATAGATAGTGCCAAAGAAATTATTAATGGGGAGAACAATAATGGTTAATACTTTTCTACCTGTAGCTGACTATAAAGAGTCAGCTAAAATATTAGACTACCGTCGTTTAGGCAAACAGCGTGTAGAAGTAATACAACTACTAAAAGCTAACTTTGGCCTAACCAAAGGTTGGGTCAACCATCCCGCAGCTAAGATGTGGCGTGGTCACGAAGTAGCTCTTGGCCTATACGGTATAGCAATGTGTGAAGAGTGGATCGATCGTGGATTCAAAGATTCATGTACTGCAAAGATAAAAGCACTTGTAGATGAGCATACTAACGGCAGGGTTGTCATGCCTCATTGGTATGCTAACGAGTACTTCCATAGAACACATAGATCTAATCTATTGCGCAAAGATCCTGTGTTCTATGGCAGGTACAACTGGGACGTGTCTGATGACCTTGATTACATATGGCCTGAGCCTGGGCCAATACGACTAGTCAATCGTAATTTAGATAAAGTACTACACGTTCAAGACTTAGATGAACACACCTTGGAGGTACTACGTGATGAATCGCTTATATAGCCTAATCTATCGATGGGCTATGGGATGTAAGAAAAGCGAAGATGGTCTTCGCACTGGAACGTACTACGTACAAGAATGGGAATAACTAATGGCTAACATATCAATACACGCACTGGCAACTCTAATTATAGATACCCCTGATGGTGATACACCTACCATGGGCCATATACGTGAGTTTGTTGAGAAGGCAAATCAATTCAATCTACCCGATGACTTAGAGCTGCTAGATTGTGTGCTAGCTGTTGAGATCCCCATCAAGGATCTAGACGTCATCTCTTGTGGTCAGCATGTAGGTGAAGAACCAACAGACATTGTGCTTTACACACACGAGTGTGACCATGAAGTGTCTGATCCTTTGTGGTTTGAAGCCTCAGACAACATTGTTAAAGAAATGAACCCTTCCTAATAACAATAGCCCCCGGCCTTATGGTCGGGGGCTATTTGTTTATGTTGGGCTACTTGGGCCTACTTGGATGCTACTGGTATCTCACAGGCATCGGTGGTGCAGTATGCCTCGCCGGCAGCGTCTAGGGCATTGCCCTTATAGATGCTGTTCAGACTTAACTTCTTAATCTTGCCCACGTAAGAGTTGTACTCGTCCTCAGTAATCTCAGTGTATGGTTGCTGAGGATACACGTCTTTACCCTGCGGTAGGAACGATACCGTCTTCAACCGGCCTTCGTACATGTGTAGGATTGTACCCACATGCTTGGCCTCTTCTTCTTTATTAAAGCTGAGAGTTACTGACACTGAGTTGTCTGACCAATACTGCTGCGCAAATGCTGCCAGATTAGCCTTTTCAAAGAGTGACACGTCACCCTCAGGACGGACTGCTACCGACTTGACTGGGAAATAAACCACCACAGTGTTCTCGGGATCTGTAATAGAGTCTTCAATTGTGTATCCTGCCTTTTCAAATAGGGGGACCATAGGATCTAGCTTTGAGAACCTAATAGACCGAAGTACATATTGCCCACCTACTGGCCAGTGAACTCCGGGAGTTTCACCAGCAAGAATTGATACCGTGCCGGACGGCTTTACGGTTGTAGTCTTTACCGATTCACGCACACATAGCCACTCAGAATAGAGAGTGTCCCACTTTTGGACCTCTTCGTAGCCCTTATCCAACCATTCACGAAGAACCGGTAGGCCCTTGACGTCTGCGAATGCTGCAAGACCTGATACTGAGCAACCGATGCGGCGGTTACGCTGCATGATTGCGTTTGTCTTCTCCCAGTGTGTTGGAATAAGAGTTACAGTCTTGGCATAGAGATACGCAAACTTCAGGGTGCGGTGGAAGTCTTCGATGCTGTCATGGCGGTTGAGGTAAGTCTCAACTAGGGTACAGCACTCATATGACTCTAGGCTCTGCTCTGCACAAGGATTGTAACCCGCTACACGAGCATCCTTATTGTTGATTGGGTCATTGAGACGGCCATACTTACGAGATACATCTAGCCAGATGAACCCAGGCTCACCGTTTAGCGCAATGTTCTCTACAAATGGGGTGTAGTCCATACCAACTGTAGCTTCAAGCGAGTTGTTTGACATCCAGCCCCAGCCTGGAGCTTCTTGATCATAAGAGTTACGAGTTGGGAACTTTTCAGCATTCTTAGCATTGATAAAGTCCACGTCATCTGGCTGGCCTAGAGCTAGTTCAGCTGAGCGACGGACGTTACCGGATACAACGCAGACACCAATGAGATTAGCAATATCAGTGAGCAGAATTGAATCTACAGTCTTGCCGATCTTTGCGTCTAGGACCTTACGCAGGGATTCGTGCATCTTGCGCAATGGATCAGGGCCGGAGGATGTACCACCAAAGCCCTTAATTGGCTCACCAGCTTCACGAATAAAGTCATAGTTAAACGTAACCGCATGCTGACCTGGCTTTAGGTATGAGTTTACCAAAACAGCCATAGAGTCTACCCAGCCCTCACGGGTATCTGGAATACGGTACTCACCCTCTAAACCTTCTGAAGGGCCGTAGACTACAAATCCCTTGTCCTTGCCCTTAGTGTCGAAACCTACCCCAATTCCGAGCATAGAGGCTTCCATTAGGAACTTAAAGGGTTCCGCAGGATCATTCTTAGTCATGCTAGCGGTAGAAACAAACGCACAGTTCTGTAGCGCAGCCGAGTTCCGCTTAGACATTACGTATTCGGTACCCATCATCCATAGCCCACGACCTGGAGGTGTCCACTTCAAATTGAACATGCGGTCAAATGCTTCTTGAGCAGATGCCTGGGCCTGCTGACCATTCCAAGGCAAGCGGTTATCCTTACAGTGGTTCTTCTGGATTGAGTACATGCCCTCAATAACACGGCGGCATACCTCTACCCAAGTTTCTTTGGTACCATCATGCTTGATACGAGAATACGTACGCATGAAGGTAATTTCACCAATTGAGTTCTTACCAGCATCAGTGTAACCCCAAGGAACTTGGCGGCCAACATACGATGCTACGAAGTCATCATTTAGATTAAAAGAAAACATTATTACTCCTTTTTAATTGTTGTAGGCATAACTCTACCCACATTGAAATTGCTGTCAAATTTTACTGAGCCGTTTCATGCTCAGTTAACACTGTTATCAGGGTCTGATAACTTATTCTTCTATTTGCTGAACAATGATCTCTGTTACAGCTTCTTCTGTCAAACCGTCGTTTGGAAGGTTCTTCAGGATAGCAGCTTTATCGCCAAAAAGGTTACTTAAAACGCCTCCGCCAGTCTGACGTTCTACCGTCATTCTCACAAACTCATTATTAGACTCAAGCTTCTTTAATTGTTCGACTATCTTGAATAGTCTATCAATTTCCTGACCGGTATTTGGGTCAGGGTATCCGCCGTTTAATTCCTCAGAAAACCTTGCAAATGCTACACGAGCGCCTTGCATCTCAATGATTGCGTTGAGTAGGGCACGGAGCTGATCCTTGGTCTTTACCTCTACTGGAAGACTAAATGCACAGGCACTCTGAGCCTTAAAAGCAGGGCAGTTTGCAGACACAAAACAGGTGTCACATTGCCTCAAAGATTGGTGGTTTGAGGAGAGCAATGGAGCGTCCCTGAGCACGTCTCTACCGGACGCATCTTTGTCCACTACCGTGCTATGGGTGACCCCAAATACGGGCAGTGTGGTGCGTTCTGAGGCCTCTCTAGGGGCCAATTCTTTCCGCACCTCTATAGCACTATTATCAGGGTTAAGACCCCCTGTTTCCGCGTTACCGGGGTCATCCATATCATCACTGTTATCAGATAACAGCGGGCGATTCTTATCCAATGATTTCTCCAATTGTAAATATGACCAAATTGCGAGGCGAGTTACCTCATTTGGATCATCAGCCATGATCTTATCAAAGTCCAAACCGGCAGTTTCAATGATCCTTTTATACCGTGGTCGGGCTTGGTCTTTCATCTTCTTGGGATAACGCACTAACTTTGTGCCGTCCCATACGATAGTCTCGCCTCTCATCATAGGAGATAGCCATGACAGGGTGCTAGCGGTGGTAAAAGGTACTTGGCGAAGGTTATCTGGCTTTGCGCAGGCAATTCCATGCAAGTCAAAGTCGTACTGGCTCTTTAGGGCTCTAACTCTAGAAGCTAGGGTTAGCTCTGTCTCTATAGCATTACCAGGGATAGCTACATTATCGTAGGTCTTAGCCAGGTTTACCAACTCTGCTGGACCTTGTTCAGGGTCCCACATAGGCCAGAATAGGCCCTCTGCGGTATAGTTCCAAAACTCCTCGCGCTGTTTTTGTACCCAGTTAGCTCCTAGAGAAGCATGGGTAAACTCTGTAGCCCCAGCAATTCGCTCTTCATTGAGAGTAATCCACTCTTGGTACTCCTCGTAATAGCCTTCGAGCTCCATTACGGATAGGTTAGACTTAGCTGCGCTAGAGATACCGCTGTCAATAAAGATGCTGACGCTAGGGTCATACCTCTCTGATAATAGATAATCCTTGGTCTTAGGTAGACCACGGCGCTTTAGGGCCCAGTAGTTAATGCCGATAGCTGTTACGCCAGCATTAGTTAGTAGGTTTCTATGGGACGGTACTTCTCCGCCCAAAAATACAAGGGTCATTCGAATCTAATGCCATCTTCATTGTTGAGGTATTTCAGGTAGTTTTCTGCTACCCGCTTCTTCTGACGCTCTTGCTCTTCAGTGATTGCTGTCCAAGGCCTAATGTTTCTATTAGACTTAAAATATGCTGGAGAAGAGAACAGTACGGTTGGGATTCCCATTTCTAAAGCTGTTGCGCACTTATCTGGGTCTGAATCAATAAATAACTCAACTTTGCCATCCTTGCGGGCAAGCTCTAGATGGCGGAAGCGAAGCTCCTGGCCCTCGTAGAAGGTAGAGCTAGACATTACGTCTGCGTAGTCTAAGACATAGTTAGTCTTAAGCCAGTGATCAATCTCTTCCGGCGTGCTGTCTGTAGACAGTACAACTCTGTATGTAAGAGAAAGTGTTCTAAAAAGCTTTAGACCCTCTGGGATAGGATCTTTGTTTTCTTTTCTTAGAACACCTTCAACAGCCATAATAGCGGTCATTACTTAATACCCCTAAGTGCTGCACGTCTAATTAAGGTGTTAGTATTAGGCAGCTCTACGCCATAGGAAGAGACATTCCCAGCTTTTTGTAAAGTATCTTTGTAATCTTTAATAAGCTTTAGTTCTTGAATTATACCTGACTGCTTACCTGCTTGCCAGCGGTAGTTATGGTAGTCAGCATAGCCTGCTCCAGTCTTACTAAAAGCCAGCTTGCGTCCCTTATGTATAGTCTCATAGAACTCAGCAGCCTGATCAATTGCAAGCATAAGTTTGCGCTCAGCATTTACTCTATTTGGAGTACTGGCAGCCCCATTAAACTCAGCAAGAGCCTGGCTGTAACGGTTAAGCAGAGCAGCAGCCGTATCATAATCTTTTTCTGTGCTCTGTTCCCAGGCGCGAGAGTATGGGGGGCTCTGAGTCTTGCTAGGCTCTACAGTCCACTCATCATTGATTAAGTCGTAAGCTGAGTAAGGATTGATGTCAACAATATTTGTCTGTGGGTTGACGTAATATGTGAGCTCAAAGCCTTCCCAATTAGAAGTGAGAGGCAAGAGGTTATTTGCGAAGTCCTCATTGAACATGCTGGCAATCTCTTCGTTAGAGAGACCTGCGTAATCAGAGTTAAAACGACGGAAAGTAACATAGTCAATGCCAACTAGGCAGTCCAGATCTCCTGGGGTACGCTCACTTTCCCACTGGTAGGACACGCCTGAACCAGCTAGCCAAGCTTTTACCCAACGGTGTGGGTCTTGGTAAACTACGGCTAGGTGGTCAAACAAAAATCTTAGTACGCTATTGCGTACCCAAGAACGCAGGTGCATTCCCTCAAATAGCTTTTCATCAAGGTCTGAACCTGGGTCACTAAAGTAAGATGTGGGGTTACTAGGAATATTGTACATAGTTACACCTCATCTTCTTTTGGCTTGGTTACCCTCTTGGCCTTTACAGTTGATTTGTTAAATGTTTCGTTCTCCGTCTCTGCGGCCTCACCTGACGTGATAAACCCACAACGAATGTGAGCATTACCAAAACGCCAGATGAGGGCCCAAAGATGGTCGTTATGTTCGCCGTCAGAATCAATGCTGAACGCCGAGTCGCAATTACATGACATTTCTACATACATTGATTCTTCTCCTTAATTATTCGGCGGTTGGTTCTTCAGTAGGCTGAGCTACACGCTGGGTGAGAGCACCTACAGTGTATTCGGCTGCAGCCTGAGCCTGGAGATCCATAAGAATCTCTGACAGGTAGCGACGAACTTCAATGAGAGTTGCTGGACGCTCTACTGGAATAGTTAGAGAGTCAGTGTTCAGCTCTAGGTAGACGCGACCGTCTGGATCGATGGCTACAACAAAAGCTGTCTTGAGGTTTAGGTCAGCAGCTTCTGCACCTTCTGGAGCAGTAGTTTCTTCGGTTGTGGTTTCGGTGTTTTCTTCCATTTTTCCTTCTCTATTTGTACATACCTGCAGCGGCTCGCTGCTTGGTCATTACTTTGGACTTAACTGGGCAGAAGTCGCATAGGTACACACGAGTTCCTGCCGAGGCTGTTGGGGACACTAGGCCAGCATCTTTACGTTCTGCGGCAGTGTTAGGTACGAGACGCTTAGACTCTGACTTCCAGTCAGTGCAGCTGTTCTCTGGGCGAAGGTGCTTTGAATAGCACTTTAGCGCATCTTCATGGAAGGTAGCGCGAGTAGTGTAGTAATCTGGGTCAAGGTTAGACAAACCGCCCGAGATCTGGTCACGCATCTGATCAATGATTGCTTTACGCTGTGACTCTACAGACCAAATCTTTACACCGATCTTAAAGAGTGTACCCTTATGTGGGACGCCGGTGGTTACATGAGGCTCAATGATAATAGCTAGAAGATTGTCATCGTCTGGGTTGCCTTCAAAGTCTGGAAGCTCTTCAATAGTCTTGCAGTTCCAGCAGTATAGAACTCGAATCTTTGGTCCATTGTCAACAATTTCTTTGACTGGCCCTTTATCGGCTGGTACGCCGCTGTTTTGACCAATTATTGGGATACCCATAAGTGCTCCTATTAGTAGTTACTGTAACTACTGTACATGCACTTTGGGATTTTATCCGCAGTTATTCGAACTAAATTTACCCTACACCGGACTGAATCTCTGGCATATTTTCATACCAGTTATCTCCAGTGTTATCTCTCTCATCTTCCCAGAAATCCACAGCTTTCCAGTGCGGAGATGCGGCCACGTGGTCACCAGAAGCTAAAAATTCCTCAGCTTTTTGAGTGTGATGGTCAATATGCTCTGTAGCAGTCATAGGGCGAGAAATTTGCTCTCCAGACGGAGATGTAACAGTAACTCTGTGGAATGTACGACCCTTGTACCTATCTCCAGTAGGTGTTGGTCTAGCAGTAGCTTGTGGAAAGTCACCAGCTGCCATAGGACGTCGGTTTTTCCAAGGAGTTTCTTCAAGCTTTTCTTTAGATATTCGTTGATCTTCTGGGAGAATAGTTTGTTCAGCACGTTCTTTTTCTTCATCAGTCATCTCACGAACTTTTAAAGATTCTTCAGCTTTTGCCCGCTCTATACCTGCTTCAGTTTTAGCTCTAGAGGGTCTTTTAGCCGGCTTACCGGTTTTATCTTCGCCTGTTTCGCCCTTAGCAGCTTTTCTAGCAGCTTTTCTAGCTTCGTACTCTCTTTTACGAGCCGCCTCTTTAGTCTCAGCTTTTTTATCTGCGTAAGCTTCAACTTTTGCAGCTCTTTCGGCGGCTTTTTTATCTGCTTCTTCTTTTCTGGAGTTAAATCCAGGATTAGGGTCACGCTCTACTCTATCTGCCTGTCTTGGGAAAGAGTATCCTGGCTCTTGATAAACGGACTTAAATACTGTACTTCTTGGATCCTTTTTAGATTTTTCGTCTAGCTCCGGATTATTAAGAGGTACCCATGGAATTTCTTGTTCACTCATTATTACACTTACCTATCATCTACAGGTGAGCGCTCTGGGCGGTTTTCACGAGCTTTTGCAGCTCCAGATTCTTGCTCTATTCTATTCGCCTCTAAAATCTCTGTACGCTCTGCTTCGCTTCGTCTACGAGCTACTTCTTGTCTATGGCGATAAGGCGTGGAAGCAGACATTTCGTGCTCAGTATATAGGCTATTGTCCGGTTTTAATGCAGGCTGGTTTGTTGGAATCCAGTGATACATCTTATTGCCTTGCGCGTTGACAGTATGCTTGCCCTTAAGAGTAGTGGCAGGCACTACCTCAATCATAACTGGTTTACCATCATGCCAAGCCATGGGACGACCAGTGTGATGAGTCATAACAGCAAGAGGATAAGCTTTACTAGATTCAATTGGGGTAGTCATTGAGGCGCCTGCTACGGTACCTAGAGTTTCTCCCTCACCCTCGACACCCAAAAGTGCTTTTTGTGATTCAGAAATTAACCCGCTAATTTCACTACCAGCCGCTTCTCTATCTCTCTTTGCACCAGCTAAGTTAAGATTCATAGCGTCAAATTGCCGAGAAATACTAAGATCCGATACATCTAATGCTTTTGGTCTAATCCTGGTTTGATCAGGATCAAGAGGGGCGTTAGCAGATGAAGGAAAAGCATCTTCAACAGTTTGAGTTCTTAGACCTTGTGCAGCGCCCTTACCTGGTTGATGACCTTTTTCTATATACTTCTGACCACTTGCATTTTCTTTTTCTATATCTTCTCTGATAGATGCTTGGGGAGTACCTTCATCATCAAGAGTTACTTCAACTCCAGTACCCCTGTCGAATCTATTTTTACTGTACATAGTGACATCCGCTATGCCTTCTGGTGCGTAAATAGGTCTACCAGGACCTTTTGATGGTTCTGCGGGTAAGCCACGTGAACGTCTATTACGGTTACGGCTTCCAGCTCGTTCACGCTCTTCTTTTTCAGCTTGCAACCTATTAAAGTGTGCAACTGCATCTTTTTCAGGCATAACCCGTGTAGTTTCAAGGCCACCACTTGATGGGCGGATCTCTTCAAAGTTCTCTCTAGCAAGCTCAGACTCCATAGATTCTGGAACTTCTGGAACACCATCGGTACGTGCAAGTACATTACGAGCAATAGCGGTTGCTATGCGGGATCTAAATGCTCCCGGAAATCTTTTAAAACCTTCCATACCTTCAGAAGGATGGGGGATATCAACTAGGTGTGCTGTTTTTCTAGGTGTTACACCTGCGGCAGGTGCAGCCTCACCAGCAATATTTCTTTGTAGAACTAACAGATTACCGTGCTTTGCGCAAACTGGTGTTACACCAGAACGGTCATCTAATTCACCCTCAGGATCATAACCAGGTTTTGTTACATAATGAACATGTGTGGCTTCAGCAGGACATCTGTATTTTTTACCGTTGTGTGACTCAACCATTTGGCACTTAAACGGCGAAGGTGCTTGAGCATCCACGTGCTATTCCTGTTCTGAATGTAATTTATCTAACGCTTCTTCTAACAATGCGTATAGTTCTTCTTCTGTTCTTCTAGAATGTAATTCTTTAAGGGTCCGCTCTTTGTGAGTTAGGCCCTCATCTTCCTCATCATAGAACATTATTACTTATACCCGCCATCTTCCGCATCGTCATATGAAAGGTAGTTATCGAGCCCATCGATAATGTGCATACCATACGGCATGTATGGGCCGCTAGTACGGCTATTAGGATGAACATATTGAGTTTCTGGCTCTGGAGCAGCACTAGTGCAGCCGCAGCTGCCTCTTTCGTTTCTCTTTACTCCACAGCCCTGGCAAGTACCATCGCAAGAACATCCGCCCATTACATTCTTTAGTTGGCTACAATCTCTGCAGACACCCGAAGTAGTCTGACTCTTGCGTCTTCTCCACATGATTACTGATCCTGAGCAGATGTACTGTAATTAGTTAGGTAAGATACTGGGGCAGCGTAAGCAGGTGCTGGACCTGACTTAGTCTCTGCGGCACCTGGAGATACCTGGTTAGATGACTCGGTGTCAATGAAACCATAGTTAAAGAAAGGGTGCAGACCTGCACGGTTTGCCTTAACTAGTTCTTCACCAAGACCTGGGGCTACATCCGTATGCGGGCGTGCCTTACGGTACTTACCGTCAGTAGCGCCTTCATTCATCGCCTGATTAGGGGACTTGTATTGATAAACGGCCATTATGATTTTCCTGTCATTCTGTTGTGTAGGGTATGAGCTGCGTCTACGCTTAAACCGTGATCAGTCATAAGTTCATGGATATGCTTTGCGGACTTTGCATCTACTGCACGTGTATCCATAATATTGTGCATACTTTCAGCTGTCTTGGTATCTACATCCCAACCAACCATGGTATCCATAAGCCTAGTTTTTGCGGCTAGACCCGCAGCACTAACTCCAGCAGGGCTTGCTGCTGCAGCAGCACGACCTACGTTAACACCTTCAGAATCAGTATCAGCAGCAACGTTAGCTTCCCGACGTGCACGTGCCTGACGTTCTTGATTCAAATCAGACTTAGTATCTTTTTCACGCTTCTTGTACCACTCATGCTGTTCTTTCTGCGTGTATGGTTCTCCACTAGAGTGACGAGGGGCGGTTGGATTGTGGCCATAAGATACGTCGTGTACTTGTTCGTCTGGGTAGAAACTATCACCTACATGAATACCTTGTACTCCATCAACAGTCCCTGACTTTACACCATGAATGTGGAAAGAGCCTAGGTGGTGTACGCCCTCACCGTATGGCTTCTTTAGGCTAACGGTTGCCTGATAGAAGGTAGGGCTTGATGGATGTTTTAGCATCTTAGTCATATAATCTACGTGCTGTGAAGCAGATGAACTAAGACCACCAAATCTTGGTGTAAATGTAGCAGTTTTAGTTTGACGATCAATTTGTACCCCAGCGTTGCCTTCTATGTGTGCGCGAGCCGCATCTGGATCAGAAGCATGCGCAATAATGCTTTCTCTAAGATCATCTACTGGAGCACGCAAAGACTGTGGTAGTACAAGATTAGCGGTCTCGTCACTAACTCCCTTAGATGTCTCAGCTGCTAGACCTGGTACTGCTACCTTAAGAGCTGTTTGGGCATCAGGGGTTGCAGCCATTTTTCTTTCATAATTCTTTTTACGAGTACCTGTAAAGAATTTATGAGCATACTTAGCTTGCTCTTCAGGAGTATCGTAATAATGCGTATGAAGTCTTTGACCATCTTTTTCTGGTGGTCCCTCAATTAAAGGGTCGCCACATAGCTCGCACCTATTTTGCACAGCAAATTGGTCTTGATCTTGAATCATGCCATTGCTCCTTTTAGTTTCTTAGTAAAAGCTTCATTTTTGCAGGTTGGACAAGTACTATTATCCACTACAAATAGTCTTTCTACAGGGTTAATTAGTTCCCCGCACTTTTTGCATTCTGCGGAGTAATTGTACTGAGTGTCGGTCATGACTGCTCATTCATACGAACACTATTGCCGCTGGCGTCGGTGGTTGATCTAAAGAGACCTGCAGAGCGATGGGTACGTAGCTGAGGTAATTCTTGATACTCTCTATGACGAGGGTTCTTTTGATTTGCAGTTCTAGCATCCCAGTGCAAAATCAAACGATCTTTATGATCTGCAGTGTCAGGGGTGCACTGTCCTGTAGTGCAAGCTTCATCTTGAAAATGGACGGTTCCTCCCTTAGACCAAGCCATATGCTTGTAATCTTCAAGGGTAGATGTTGGCTTGATAACTCCTGTAGTGGCATATGCATCGCTAACATCAAATGAGGGAGGCTTTATGAGCTTAGTGTTAGTTCCATGAGTATCGCACTCTCCAGCAAACATTTGCACACCACAGTTTTCGCAAACACCTTGTTTTTCTCTGCGACGAACTTCAATTTCTCCAAGAGTCTGAAGACCTTGACGAGTCTTTCCACCCTTATCTGGAATAAAAGAATTAGGAGAACAAGAAGGGCAGGCGAGCCTAGAATCTCCACCAAAGTTATTTGTACTCTCTTGTGCAGGACCATTACACCAAGTGCACTTTCCACCAACAATTTTGCTTTGCTCTCTAGCTTTTGCAGCAGCGTTGCCTCTTTTAGCCTCTTCTTCTAATCTGTCTGTAAGAGCTTTTTCATTAGCTGATTTACACCTGGGACATACCTGTACGTAGGATGGAAGCCAATCCTTACAATCAGGACACATACGGTCTTTACCACCAGGTTTTGTAGTAAACCTTGCTGTAGGGTCAAACTTTATATCAATAGGTGGGTTTGCGTCTTTAGTTACAGGAAGCTCATTGCCCCAGTCTTCAGGCTTGGAAGTGTCCGCCATAATTTAATCCTTACTTACCAGGCAGCGTTGCCTGAAGAGTTTCTGCTAGTTCCTTCAAATCCTGCGGCGCCAGTTAGCTCAGTACGTGGCTCTGCATAGATTGCATCTACGTCCATAATGTCAGAAATTTGCAGTTGGCGTGTTCTATACCCGTATCTAGACCTAAATAATTGTACTTGTGGCAGGGGTGGGCGCACAATATCGGCTAGATATTCTCCCGGAACAGTGTTAGCTGCTAGTGCTTGAGAGGTTAGCTGCTGCTCTTTATCGCTAAATGGTCCCATGTAATCGTATCGAGGGCCCTGCTTGTCATCTCTCCAAGGCTTTGTATGATCATAGACACCGTCTTGTGACTCCATTATTTAATATGCTCCGTTGCTCCCGTGTAAAACTCCACGGATCGTGGAGTAAACGCTCTTGGACGTAAAATTACCGCGCTATCATTATATAGCTCCGGAGTTTCAGGGACATGTAAATAGTCATGACCCTCTTTTCTTAAGTGTATATTTACCCCAGCGAGATCAGACCCTAACAATGGGGATCCGTCGCTTTTTACTGCAAAACTACCTTTAGCTGGGTAAAGAGTTTCATAAGGTGTGCCTTTTTTAGGATCAACTACTGATCTTGAAGAGCCTATGTGAGTACCTATATGTTGTATATGGGTAAACATTTCGTATGCTCTTTTAGGGTAAATACCGTGCTTTTCAATTAAATCTCTAGGTGTTTTAGCCCCTAGTTTTTCTACAAGATCTTTGTATACATGGCCTAATGAGGGACCTGACGGATCAGAAAAAGGTACAAACATTGGTTCGCCCAGATGAGGTTTTTTCCCTAGTAATTTATCAGATATTTTTCTTACTTTTGGATCTTCAGCTAAGTTAGTAAGTTCTTCAAATTGCATAGAGACCGGGGATTTTGCCTGTAATTCGCCAGAAACTAATGCTCCAGAAGGGTAATCATCTGCGTAACTTTTAGCGTGCTTCTTACTACCAGTTACATAAAGGCCTGGGCCATAAAGACGTGGGTACTCGTCTCCTCTACCTTGTGTTGAAAGACTTGTAGAGCTAAATCCAGTCCTAATTTTTGAAGGTTCTTGAGGACGATTTACTCTAAGTCCAGATAGTACTCTTGCGGAACCAGCGTCTGTACCATGATATGCGGTTCCCCTACCTAAAGAAAATTCTTCTAAACTCATATCAGCTACCAGTTCGGTCTTAGGTGAGCTAAGTTAGCTGCACGAGCGTAGTTGACATCGGCTGGGTCAGTAGCCTTGATGTTTGCTTTACCATCATTAACAAGAGAAGGTGGTGGAGCCATCTGTAACTTTTGGGCATGGCGTGGAACCATCAAGTTGATAGACCCGTCATTGTCTACTGGCTTGACCCTTACTTTCATTCTTTGATCTGGCTCTAAACCCTTTGGCCAGTAATATTGGCCCGGATCAATGCGCTCACCCTTGTGTACACCACGTTGGTAGGCTCGCTGGTTACTTCTTTGCTTCAAAGAGTCCAGTACCGTGTCGGTACCATTACCCTTATCATCACGACGTGAGCGGATTGTGCCTAGGTAACCATCTGGATACTCAGCAGCAGGGGTCTTGCCGACACCCATTCGGGCAAAGTCCATCTCACTACGACCAGTTACGGGCGTGCCGCCGCCGCCGGTGGTGGTGTAGGAACCTACAAATCCATTACCGCCAAGGTATTGCCAATTTTGATGAGATGAAGGCATACTCTCATTTTCCTTTACTTATTGAGAGTTGTAAGGCTTAACCAAACAAATGTGGTGGTCCAGTATCGTTACAGTCGCAACCACCCCTATCGGTTCTTAATTTACTACAAGTTCTACAAACTCCGGACGCTATGGGGGGCACAGGATCACGAGTACTTTTTGCCCAAGCCGTACCTTCTGGGGTCCTATTATCAGAGTGCTTTGGCAACTGTAAGGGTACTGGTGAATCTTTGCCATGCGTGGTAACAAAATCTTTTGCAGCAGACCACATTGCTGTGGCTATACCTTTTCTTCTGTAATAAGGGTGTACCTCTATATAAAGTAAGTGACCTGTTTCAGGGTGCCAGTGCATTGCCCCAACATTTTGCATCCCTCTTTCAGGGTCATGTATGTCTGGAGCTTTAGTGTATAAAGCAAAATAGTTATTTCTACCAGTGTTATTAGTATGAAGCTCTTTAGGACCACCGGTAAAGTCATGCTGTAGTGACTTTGGGTCAATCTTGTTGTCCATTACAACTACAACCTCCATCTAAGTCTCTTAAATCATTGCAGTCTCTGCATACCCCAGAATGGGTGACTTCTCTGTCAACTACAAAACCTGATGGGCTCTTGTAGTCTTTAAACTTTTTCTGACCAGGCTCATTTCCGCCAAATTCATCAACAGTTACGTCATCTGCAACAGGTTTCACCCTGTAAACCCTAGTTTTTACCTCTGGACCTGGCGGAACTGAGTATTTGTTGTCACGATTTTTCCAAAAAGATGCGTGTTGACCATAGTTTACTGCACTAAATAGTCTGTCACTTGCGTATGCAAAATCAGGGGCATTGTAACCCTCAGGAGCATACTGTCCATCACCATAATTAGAGTCAGCTCCGCTTTTACCTCTAGGAAGAATTACATCCCCCGGATTTAATGCGACATGGGTGCCATGCCAAAAGTGTTCAGGCCTGTTCATTAGTGCTTTACCCTAAACTCCCTTTATATGGGCAACATCTTCTTTAAGGCCCTGCTTAACGCTAGTCATATGGTCATGAGTAGCGTTAAGGTCATCTGCTAAAAGGGCGGCCTCAGCATCATTTAATTTAGATATATGCCCAATAGCGTTATTTTGAAGAGTAGTGGCTAACTGCTCATTATCGTTTTTCATCTTATTTTTTAACTCTAGTTTATTAGCACACTCGGGGCAAGATACTTCTTTTTCTTTTCCTGAGGAGACATCTGTTGAAGAAAGTCTTTGTATATGCTCATTTATATTATTTCTTACTCTATCTATACGCTCATGCGCAATTTCTTTTAATCCATTTTTTGCTGCATGAGCCCCATTTTCAACTAGATCTGCTTTTTCTGTATAGTCTCTATTTATACGCCCAAATAATTTCTTATATTTATCTATCATATGCATGAGGTCGTAAGCATGGTTAGTACATGTAGCACATGGTTGTGCGTCTGCAAACTGGGAAGTTTCCGGGTTCATTCATACAGCATAACAAAAGAACGGGCCCGCAACTCGGTTAAGAGTCCGGGCCCATCAATTATTTATACTCTATCAGACTTTAGAGATAAATTCTTGTCCTTTATAGAGAGTTTTGCCTTCATCAATATGGACTAAGTCCACATGGAATGAACCTTCATCCTTGTAGCGAATGACTGCGATACCTTGCTGCCAGTTTTCCCAGTAGGTTACTGGTTTGCCGTTAGAATCCGTAGAGCCCTTGACGCTAGGTACGTGGCCATCTATACGGCATAGGCAACCGGGACTGATAGCCATAGCCTTGATACGACCCTCACGGTCAAAGGTGGTCTTTGATTGGATTTCCTGGCGGTGGATATGCCCAAATACTGTAGAGATATGTGGCATTTCGTTGGTGTACTTCATGGCTGTTGAACCACCCGAGTTTACCTTATCGCCATGAATAGCACGAAGCTTGTCGTTAATCCACCACATACCCGCAGGATAGGCGTCAATGTAGTCCACATTGAAGTCTTCTAGGCGTAGAAGGTATGGCATAGACATGACTGGCCATGAGCTTGGAGTATTAGCACGACGTAGACCAAAGGCTGACAGGGCGTTAGCCTGTACGAACTTCTGCATACGGCGATCGTGGTTGCCCTCAAGGATAATGATTTTTGCATCAGGGGCAGCAGCACGCTGTTCAGCAGCAAATAGGCTGCCACGATCTAGAGCATGCTGGGTAGTGAAAGCAAACGCAGCTTCCTGCTCGTACTTACCCTGTGCTGGGAGATCAATGTAATCTCCAAGGTTTACTACCTGGTGTACACCGCTCTCATGCTGCTCAGCATTAAGAATCTGTAGGGCCACACTCATAGCAGCCTCATCATGGAAAGGATCTAGATCTTCTCCCTCAAACTGGCGAAAACCAATTTGTGGATCTGGCAGGATAACCGCAGTCTTCCACCCACCAATTAGGGCAGGAGTCTTCTTAGGCTTGGCCGGCTGCTTGATTACTATAGGTTTTGCTGGCTGTACTACTGGCCACTCTGGACCATCGAAGGCCATTTGCTTACGCAACTTAGAGAGTTCAGTTCCTAGAGTAGGCATGCGCAAGCCTCCGTACGATGACGGCGAAGTGCTTCAACGCTGTATGTCGCACCTACTGTGCGAAAGATTTGTAGCAAAGCCCGATTCGGGATAGATACATCATTGAGGGCTTCTTCTAGAAGCACCTGATCTTCTTCCGATAAGTGGTCAGACCATTCGCCTACGACACACTTACGTACTTGGGTGCTTATCTTGATCTTATAATCTTGCAAGGCCTCAGCCAACATATTTTACTCCAATTGTTATCCCGATTAAAGAGTGGCCCCGAAGGGCCACCCAATTATTAAATTATTGTATTACTTAATTGTACGATGAACCCATGCCATCGTCAAATACCGAACGACTACGGTTAGTAGAAGGAGGAACGATACGACCGCTTGCCTGTGTAGCACCAGCTTCTGGAGCCGTAGGGATTACAGTGTTAACTGTAACTGCATAGCGAGCGCCATTACGTTCTGCTCCGCCACCAACATTAGGTGAAAGGATATTTGGACGGTTAGCCTTATTGGTGATCGTAGGATCTCCAGCTGCCGTGTTACCACGTGGCATTAGGGTAGCGCGACCGGTTTCGGTAGCTGATGGGTACTGAGCAGAACTAGCTGCTTCTGTGCCCATAGGTACGCGAGGCGCACCGGTTTTGGCCATACCGGCCAAGGCTTCGTCTACATTGTCGGAAGAATTAGCCACTTTTTACCTCATTCTAGAATAGAGAGCTGTACTGCTATATAAACGGTAAGTCTTATAGCTTTAAATATCAGCCTTAACTTGCAGTAATTGTGAATACAATTGCTGAAATAGTACCTTCTCTGGACTCAACAGAAGTGAATCCCGGCTTGCAAACAAGGTCAAGCCCTCGTGGGGCTACATAACCTCTGGCGATTGCAATGGCCTTAACAGCCTGGTTTACAGCTGAAGCGCCTACCGCACGGATACGTACTGTTGGATTTTCGTACAATGCATGGGCAATAGCTGAGCCGACTGACTGAGCATTTGATCCTGCACTCACCCTTAGGGTGTTTTCTTCTTGCTTATCTGATGTTTCGCTCACGATTAGTGTTCCTTATGGTTTCGATTATTGGAGCGCCCTCAGTAAAACTCTATCACTATTTAGTTAGTAACTTGTCGTAAACTTCTTTTTCATACTCAAAGTCGTGGGCATTACGGGCAATCCGTGCTAACCCATAGGAGTCTGCGGCATTGTCATTATTGAACTCCACGCCCCATTTCTTATATACATTGAGAAGGATCTGGTTCTTATCTACCCGACCCTTGCCGGTTATGTACTTCTTTAGGCTGGTAGGTGGAACAACTAGAGGTAAAGCCGCTGCTTGATTAGCAAATCTATAAGCATCAAACAAAGCTAGGCGAATCATTCCTCCGAGTTCTCCTGCCATATTTGCCATTTGGCTCCCAAATGCGTAACCCTCAATAGCCACCGACCCAACAACGTACCTATCAAGAAACCCAAGCATAAAGGCCCTAGCTTTATGAAGACGCTCAACACCAGTTCCATCTATCTTCTTTACCTCCGTGTAGTAGTTACCGTCTTTATCAATAGCAGTAATAGCAAAGCCAGAGTAAGACTGGTCTATGCCAATAGATACTTCACCCTTGAGATCAGGAGATCCAAATACTTTAAGACTCATTACTATAACTTTCTTTATGCTTTGAACAATCAGGGCCACATACCCTAAACCCATTACGAATACTTTTAGTAATAATTTGCCAGCTTATAATCTGAAGCCGTGAGAATACCCTAAAATCTACGTGTAGATGCCCATGCCAATACTTTACTTTAACCCAACGTGTTTCAAAAGCATTATCTATAAAGGGAACAGAGGTAATAAATATACGTAAATACTTAGACCTAAAGTTATAAATATTTTGAGTACGTGTTTTAGTTTGATGTATAGTTTTTTCAATACGCATTACTGCTCACCGTCTAACTTTTTTTCTAATAACTCTGCTAATTTGTTTTCTTCATACTCTATAGAACTAATTATTTCATCGGTGATAGATAGAGGCTGTATACCTTTACTATATCTATCCCAAAACCAACCCATCATGTAACGTACAGCATCCGTAGCACAAAGACACTCTTTTTTATTTTGTGGAATACAGTCAGTAATGTGAAAAACATAAGTGTGTACGTTTATAAACTTATCAACTAGCTCTAAGTCTAAGTACCTATGTTTTGAATCTTGGGCAGCTTTATGAGCAAACGCCTGTGGTGCAGGGATCATTCCTGCTCACCGTCTAACGCTTTGATTGTTGGACATGGGTAAACAATAGGAAATACTGAAACGCTAAAACCATTTTCCCAACTTTGGTAACAAGTGATGCAGTTTCCAAATCCATTATCAAAATGCAACTCACGTACACGCTGAATGGCTTCAGTCTTTTGCTTGTTAAGTTCCATGTACTGAACAGCAGTTGCGTTCCAATCAACGGCACCGACGTCAATGGTTTCAATTTTGTCACTCATGCTACTACCAACATCATCTTATCTATTAGATATTTTAAATTTGCTAGGTCACCATCATTCTTAATGGTAAAGTCAAATGTGTAGTCGTCTAGATCTACTTCAGACTTATGCTTGTTGACTGGTCCGGTGCCTGGGCGCTTTACACGCCATAACTGACCACCTAGGTCACGGATAGCGTCTGCCTCATTCTGGTAGCGAACATCAGTAATGATGTAGTTCTTAGAGGGATCTAGTCCACCTAGAGTCTTGTTGACCCAAATGTTTTCCCCAAAGATCTCACGACCAGCTTCTGTACCCATACGCTGTAGGAGCATACGTAGTTCTGGGCTAGTACGCTTAGCCTTTTCCCACCCCATTAGCATTACAAGATCTTTAACCCTGACCCCAATACCAAGCAAGGGGTTCAAAGCTACAAGAGCTTCACGCAATGTATCTGCAAAAGCAGCACGCTCAAAGCCGTACTCTAGTGCAATCTTGGCGATCTCATCCTTACCGGACTGTGCGTAGCCTGATACTCCAATAATCATTACTTTTCCTTATTGCTGTATGGTGAATGGACTTCGTTAGAGTTTGTGCTGTAAGTAGAGGATTCTTTAAATGAAGGTGGGTACTTACGAGACTTAAATGAATTTAACCTTTTTTCATGGTTTTTGTCTGCGTCCTTTTGAACTATAGCTCCTAACTCCCGCTGAAGACTAACTATCTCTGCCCTAGCAACAGCTAACTGTTCTTGAAGTTTCTTTTTCTCATCGGGGGATATTGCATACTCATTAATAAGAGATGCTACAAGAGCTTGACCTAATGCGACAAAATCTACAACGCTAGCTTCTTCAGCACAGCATTCTTCTTCACACATGACTAGAGCATCTTGAAGAATGTTATGTAGTAGTTCTCCAGCTTCTTCAGTATCTTCATGACTTAGTACTTTGAGTGTTGACTCTTTACGCTTACCAAAACTAACTGTAGTACTAGAGCCATTGGTAGTTGTAGTACTAGTTTTTGAATAATCTGTTGGATGGAACATTAGGCCGTATACCTCCGTGCACGGTTCTTTACACCGCTATCTGATGTGCGACGAGTTAGTTCACGAGAAACCAGTGCAGCATCACGCTCTAGGTTTTGTAACAACGTCTCAATCAACTTACGATAAGCATGCTTTTCATCTAGTTCTTGCTTTGCCTCAGCAACTTTAGGGTCTAGCGCGATTTGCGCTTTAGCAATAGTGACGCGATCACCAGTACCGCCCTTCCAGTTATTGATCAAAGCTGTTGACTCTAGCACAGATACTAGTCGGTCAGACTCACGCTCATCAATTGCTGCTACAGCTAACTGTGGTGCGACATAGTCATTCCATGTAGTTAGTGTAACGAATAGGTCCATTAGCTCATCGTCATCAAGTTCTGTAATGTCCCTAGGTAGTTCTGGGATATCGTAGGACGGCTTAGATGGGATCTTAAAACCTTTGGTGCTAAGAGAATTTAGTGCTCGTAAACTGTTACTCATTTGTATCTCCATTTAGTAAACGGATAGTGTTGCATGGCCAAGCTTGTCCACACTCAGTGCAAGCAACCTTACCATAGATATGTGTCATCTTCTTATGCAGCCTTAGTAGGCCCCCATACAAATCTATTAGACCTTTTTCTGCTAGAGCCTTATCAAGCAAAGCATATTCTTCGCTGTTGTCTACATCAGACCACTTCATTTGCTTCCTCCCTAAAAGTTTCGCAACGCTTGCAACCCTTTACTGGATCAATATTACATGCAGGTGGGCGCTTGTTGTCAACTGCCCACTTTACATCCAGTGCGTTCTCAAAGATCTCGGCTACATACTCTGGGTCATACTGGACCTCAAACTCTTTGTAGTCTTGGTTAGCTTTGAGTTCGTAGATGAATACTATCGATCCAGGAGCTGACTCTGCAAGTCCTTCTTCTACCATTAAGTGACACAGGTGCAAATAGACCTGGCCCTGAAGCATATGTGACCTGAAAGGCTGCTTGACTGCCCTCCATGCAGTTTCCAGGTCACCATTGGCAGCGGATAGTAGCGCAGGCGCTTCAAACCTAAACGTGCCAGTCCCCATTGATTTAATCTCAATGAGGAAATCATCTCCTAAGCCCTTGACCCAGCCATCAGAATGGCCACGGATCATATGCTTTTCAGACGATAAAGGTACTTCCTTGTAGAGTAGACCGCCTTCATTACAGAACTGGCAACCATCTGGTGAAGTACCATAAAAAGATTCATTGCAATATACACACTCCCAAAGACCATACATGTTGCCCATGCTGGTAATCCAGGTCTGCCACTTGTGGTGGATAGCGTGGCCCTCATCAAAGATTGACTGTAGGCGTAATGTTGGCTTCTCTTGAGTAGCTACGTAGTTACCGGTCAACTGGTGGTAGGCATGCAGTGCACACCATTCCTTCTTAATCATGTCACTAGGGTGAAGATACGACTGATCCCGGAACTCTGGCTCACGGGTAAGAATGTAACGCTCTAGTGGACCAGTTAACCGGCTTACACGCTTGTTAGCATCAAGAAAGGCTTTCAGGTTTTTGCTTGTTATTTTTTGAGGTTTTGAGGGCATTTGGAGTTTCCAACCATTCGTCTAAGGTCATACCTGCTGCAGTATATTTACGAATCATAGCGTTCCTTTCACGATGTGACAAACCGCCCCAAATACCATGAAGCTCATCATTCTTGATTGCTTCTTTTAGGCACTCTTTGCGTACAGGGCAAGCTGGTTCACCATCGTTACCAAGACAGACTGCCTTGGCTTTGTCTGCTATGTTCGTGTAAAGATCTTTATCCCGAGGTGGGAAGAAAATCTCGGTGTCTATTCCTCGGCACTTAGCATCGTATCGCCAAGCCCAGGGGACGTCGTCGTCGTACATATATGCTCGTTCCTAAAATCTCGAAGTTCCATGAAATCATGTTCCTCCATAAGCACATAGTTTTTCCCGTTTAAATGTATTCCTAAAACAGCTGTACGACTATCTAAGATAGCTTCCATAACTATCTTTTCTAATACATCTGATTTGAGAGTGAAAGACTTCTTACTTGTCCACTTATGTTCAATGAGCAAGTCGTCAGTGCGTACATCACCCTTACGTGACCAGAAGGCCCCGGAGCCAGCAGAACGCTGGCCTCCGAGGGCTTTCTCTAAACGCTTTTCATGCTTTAGAGATTGCTTTTGGCCTTCAGTCTTCATTAGTCTTCCTCATCAGTAATATTTGGCACAGGCGCTGTACGCAGAGTGTCCATTACTTCCTTAGTTAATGCATCCTTGAGATCAATTTCCTCACGGATAGACTCTAGCATGTTAGCGGCACCCTGCCACTTCCTACCTTCATAGTACAGCCACCCGCCACGGCGCTCTACAATTCCATTGAGAATAGATAGAGAAATAATCTCCTTAGCAGAGTCGTAAGACCCAGCATCTAGTGGACCACCATCTGCAAACCAGAAATCTAGGTATGCAGTTTGCTGTGGTGGGAATGTCTTGTTCTTAATAGTACGTACACGGATAGTCTGACCACAACGGCGCTTACCTTCTCCGACACCTACTTCTAGCCACTCGTCGCGCTTTACTTCTACGCGAATAGCCATGGCGTAGTCCTTGCCTAGACCACCAGGTGTAGTACGAGGATCTCCGTGCATTACGCCGATCTTCATGCGGAACTGATTAATCAATAGGCAAGTAATCCCACGCTCATTCTCAACAAGAGAACGCTTAGTGGCCTTAGAGACCTTGCGGAAGAACTTGTTAGTAAGCAGGGCTCCACGACCTACGGTCATTTCATCCATGTTCTTATCGTCTTCTGCTGTAGGAACTAGAGCAGGAAGAGAATCAATAACAATAAGATCAACAGCCTTAGACTCACAGAACTGAATAGCTGCTTCATATGCTTCCTCCATGATATTAGTGGATACTACAAACACACGGTCAGTATCGATTCCACACATTTGTGCGTAACCAACATCAAAAGGCTCTGCGGCAATCCACACAGTTGTGAACTCTGGATCCCTTGCTTGATTAGCTGCAACGGTCTTTAGAGCAATTGCAGTCTTACCATTAGATGCTTCACCGATAACTTCAGTCCACTGGTTTACTGGCCATCCACCACCTAGTACAACGTCTAGTGTAAGTGAGCCTGTAGTAATACGGGTAGGAAGCTGAGCCTCACTAGCTTTTATTACCGTACCTGGACCCATCTTCTTATTGAGAAGTGCGGCAACTTTCATTACCTCTGCGTTTAGCGCCACTATCCGATCCTGTCTACGATTACTGAAGGGTTAAAATTATTACCGGTTGATGTTTGCTTTGACGGAGTAGAAGGTCCACCGGCTGAACCGCCTGGCATTCCTGCACCTGTACCGGCTTGCTGTAGCGGGTAACCACAGTCATAGCAACGCTTTAGTGAAGTACCGTTAGGTGCAAAGTAGTTACCTGAGTAACATCCTGGGCAATTATCATTCTGCCGTGAACTCTGCGCTTTGCTAACTAGTTGATCCTGATTTGGATCATACGTTACCGGGGTACTAGTTACATTACCTTCTGGTACATAGCGAACATTAGGTAGTGGAGATGTAGGGGCGCTTTGTCGCTGAGGAGCTGCAGGGGTATTCTCTGAGAGCCTCCGTGACCACCAATCATTACTCATTAAGATATCCTCCTGAAATTAAGTTCAAGTCTATTAGCGCAGCTACGCATGAGACTGCAGACGAGAACGATACGTACTTAAATAATTGTATCATGGCTTCTAGTACATCTTCCCCAGGCACATCTTCGTTAACTTCTGCTGAAGAGGCAAAGTACGATACTGCGCTAATCTTTGCTGAGATCTGAGAGTGCATCTCAATGATTGGGAGTATTGCTGCTATCTTTGCAATACGTTCGCTACTTGCATCCTCTTCCATCTCAGCAACCTCATCAGAGATGCCAGTAAGCCCCAGCATTTCTGCTACAAGTTCGGGGTCTTTACACCCAGAGTCATAGATGATCTTACGTATCTGGGCTGTTGGAGACAACGCAGTTATTTTAATTTCGTTCTTTTTGTTCTTACGGAAAAAGCCCATTACTTAGCTTCACCCCACCTTTGTACAGTTTTAACATCAGCTAATAGCGGAATCTTTAATACGTTAATGCCTTCCATGGCCTCACGTATTGCCTCGGCCGTCTCCTCTACCAAATGGTTTGGAGTTACCGTTACCAATTCATCGTGGACGGTCAATATCAAATTGGCCTCCTCTGGAATCATATCATAAGCACGTACCATTGCAACTTTGATCAAGTCTGCAGCGGAGCCCTGAATTACAGTGTTGAACGCTTGACGCTCTGCGCGTGACCGCTTCCAAGTCTCTGATGAGCGCAAGTCTGGTAGATACCTACGACGCTTAAGAATAGTAGTGGCATAAGGCATGGGAGTCTTATTACGACTCTCAGTAATAACACTGCGCTTATACCGTGTAACAGACGGGAACTTTGCACTGAACGCGTCCAGCAGATCCCTAGCCTGAGTTACGGTACATCCGATATCAGCAGCAATCTTGTCAGGACCTACTCCGTATGCCATAGCAAGCACAAGAGTCTTACCGGCCTTACGATCAATGCCCATAGTATCGCCCACAGTTGTATAGATATCCCCACCATCTAGGTAAGATCCGCACATGATCCGGTCATTAGAGAATGACGCAATAACACGGGGTTCAATCTGAGAGTAGTCAGCAACAATCAATGAATGATCTTCTGGAGCTACAAATAGATTACGAATAGCCTTGCCGTTAGACGTATGTGGAGCAGGTACGTTTTGCAGATTTGGGTTACGACTGCTGAAACGACCGGTCTCTGTACCATACTGTACAAAGTCTGTATGGATACGACCGTCAAGTAGCAGAGCCTTCTTAGCAACGGTCTTGCTCTTGCCAAGCAGTGTGCGGGTGATATCTCCACCAAGGTATGGAATTACATAAGTAGTGAGGAGCTTGTTGAGATCTGCATAACGTACGAGACCATCTACTACAGCATCCTTACCCACAAAATGCGCTAGTGCAGGCTCTGCTACAGAGTAGTCAGTTACTAAAGGATCTTCTCCAGCACTCTGCTTCTTCTCACCGTTAGTAGTTAGGACCTTAGGACGTAGCCCACGGCCCCCCTCTTTCTTAGAGGTATAAAGAATCTTCTGCTTCTCTGGAACACTATTAAGATTAAAAGGCTTGCCAGCAGCTGCGTAGATCTCACCCTTACATAACTCTAGTTGCTCCTCAAGATCCGTCTTCAAGATACGGAGAGCAGCTACGTCAATATCAGCACCACGTAGTTCCATGCTGCAGATAACTTGTAGTACATCCATCTCTAGGTTGAAAAGCTTAGTGAGCTTGTCGGTATCAAGACGTGAGGATAGTTTCTTCCACAGCTTCCATGTCCACTCGGCATCTAGCCCAGCGTAGGTTGCAACCTCATCAAAGCTATGTGCTTCGATCTCTTTACCAACACCCTTTACCATCTCGTAGCCAAACTCACGCTTCAAGCATGCAGCTAGACCAAGTTCGTGACGGATCTGGTTATCTAAGATAAACGCAGCGTTGAGAGTACAGGCGTAGCTTGGATTAGGCATACCACCTAGATACTTAGCAACACTCTGTAGGTCGAACTTTACGTTGTGCCCGACCTTTACCTGATCGCCCATGAATATAGGCTTAAGAGCACGAAATACTTCACCAGCAGTTAACTGCTCGCAAGGTTCTGTAAAGACCTTAGTGGCTTTCTTCTCATCCTTGCTGTAGTCCTGTGGACGTAGGGTCATGCCCTTAGCCTGACGAAGCTTAGCGGACGGTAGCAATGGGTAATCAGTGCGGATGTACTCACCATTAGGGTGACCCATAGGGATAACGTCACAGCGACCCTCAGTCGCTAGAGCAATCCATACGACAGCATTCTGGCGAGGATCTCCACGGTGAGGGCCTGACGTTTCTACGTCAAATACAAATTCATCTACTTGTGAGTAGGCATCGACAACTTCTTGAAGTTGATCGGTAGTCAAAACAATATTCATAATGCTCTCCGAATAAAGAAGTAGGGTGCTAGATCAAGGAGGGAGAGACCTAGCACCCTACATGTGAGGGATTAGTCTTCTGGAATCTCGCGGGCAATCTCTACAAGTTCAGCCTTGGTTGACATACGCAATGCGTCTGTGCCAAGAGCCTTCAAGTTAGAGATTACTTCCGCTACTTCAGAAGCGTCCAAATCCCAGTCATCGGGGAGGTCGCGTTCTTTCACTGGCATGATTGAGTAGCTAGTCTTAGTGCCTTGACCTGACTTGCTAACTGCCCAGAACATACGATCTAGAGGCCCTGTCTTAGGATCGCTGTTTAGCTTTTCTAGCTGACCACAAAGGCGTAGACCAACAGTCATTAGCTGTACCTTTGGATCTTCTTCCATGAGGTTAACAATTGAGAAAGCAAACTTGTTGTCTGCCTTGTTACCTGCACGGCATAGTGGGCACTGAGTTGTGCCTAGACATACGAATGACTTCTTGCCCTGGCGCTGTACCCAGTGCTGTGCAAAGCTCATTGGTTCCGGAGAGAGGAACTTGATTAGCTGCACATCTTCTTCGAACTTGAAGTCGGTTGCGTATGACTTTGCAGCCTTGGCCTGAACTTCCTTAGCCTTAGCCCAGCCTACCTGTACTACTGAAGAACGCTCAGGAACTTCTTCTTCATCTTCGGTTTCAAAGATATCGTCTGATACAGCGGTAGGTGTTACATCCTCGTCATCGTCGAGGTATGAGTTTACATTAGTGTTGCGGGTGTTCATAGGTTTATTCCTTATTGGTTGTTGGTTATGCGGTTTCTTGGTTGTGAATCTTAGTCCAGTTTTCGTAAAGTTCTAGCGAAAGGTCTGGGTGTCGATTCCAATCAATCCGGGGAGCTTCAAGAAGCCCTCTAGATTGAAAACTTTGTATTGCACTTTCTACCATGTCACGACTATACATGCGCCAGCCGGGTTTTTTCTCACCCTTAACTATAATCGCCTTTAGTCGATATGGTGCCCTTGGGATGTACCCCTTACGCTCCCACAGTCTAATGGTAACTAGTGGCCGTCCTAATGCTGCTGCAAAAGTACCGGCACTAAATAACTCTACCACAGTTCCGTTAGGAAGCGTTTTGGTTTGAGGATCTGAATCCCAAGCTTCTTTGTCTTTAATTTCTTTACGTTTAGCAACTTCAGGATGTAGCGGTTGACGCTTCTTTTTAGAACCAGGATAAAATTCATTAAGAGACCCAAAGATCTCTTCAATCTTATCCTCGTTCATTACTTAATCAACCCTGCCATTGCTTTCTTAAAAATATCAATTGCTATAAATGCTGCACCCATACTATCGTCTACACGAGAGAATAGCAACGGATCCCAAGCACGTAGTCCCTGAGATACTAACTCAAGTAACCGCTCTTCTGTCAAATCGCTAGACATTATGGTCATCCTTAAGGTGAGCCATTAGGTCTAACAACTCGTCGTAGGTAGCGTCACAGATTGAGCACTCATGAGGATAATCCTCTAACAAGAGTGTTTTAACTTTAGCCATTTTGCTCCTCTTATGCTTCTGGATATCGTTCCAAAATCCGAACCCAACTAAGACTATACTTGATGCGAGCCAAAGTGCAAATAATAACCATTCAAAGAAAAACATGGGCTACTTCTTTACAAGGATAAACGCAGAAGTTACCTTCTTTGGGAACATGGTATCAACGTCGTCTTCGGTAAGAAGGCCTTCCATCAAGCACTCCATTACAGCCTGCTCATCAAGCACTGGCTTAAGTTCATAGCAACGAGCCGTAAGATCCTTGTCACGAAGCAAGTCGTGAGCAGCTGCCTCATCAAGAGTCTGTGATACACGGCGCTGACGCTGCATACCAGCATAGCCACCATACTCTTGCATGTCATACCACTTGTGACCCTTGTCATCTTCTAGACCATTAGAGTCTACAAACTCGGACAGTTCCTTTTTAATGACATTCTGACGTGCAGTAAGGTCGTCAATGTTCTTCTTGAGATGTACATACTCTTTGTACATAGTGTCAAGATCCGACTGACCAAATGTTTCTGCAGTCGGTAGTTCTTTACCAATTACTTCTGGCATGATGCCCTCCTAAATTATTAAACTCCTACGAACTCTTCTAGAGCCGTAATTACTATATCAGTAACTGTGACACCTTCTTCAGCAGCTTTTTCTTTGGCTGCATTCCAAAGTTCATCAGATACTCTGATAGTACGCGTTGGCGTTGGATTAGGCAAATTCACTCCTAGTACCGGGCCCTCGCTATACCCTAGTCTATATTTAATTGTTTTGCAAGAATTGCCTAAGTGTGCCGAGTGTTAAGTTCAACTCACCAGTCTTACTGATTCCTTCACCATCAACAATAGCATTAGCGACTGACATTTTTTGCTGCAGCATATCGTATTGGCGTTGCTCTATTGAGCCTAGCATAAGTAGGTCCTGGATTACAACATGCTCCCAGGTGCTAGAGGCTCGCTGGATACGTCCGTTACGTTGGAGTGCCAGACCGGCGTTCCACGGAAGATCGTAGTTGACCAGTAGATTAGCCTGAGGAAGATCCACGCCGTACCCACCAGCATCAGAACTAATGAGCAGGCGAGTATTTGGGTTAGTTTGGAAATCAACCTTAGCATGCTCTTTCTCTTTTGCACTTAGCTTTCCAGTATAGACATTGGCCCCATGCTCTTTTAGCTCTTTACCAAGTATATCGGTCATACTGACAAAAGTAGTGAAAATGACAGCTTTGTTATTGCGATCTTCAGCTAAAAAGTTAGACACCGTTTCTTTCAAGGTCTCTAGCTTGGGAGACTTAAAATCTTTGTCAAGTGCTCCTGATTGTAGTAGCTCAGCTGCAAATAGGGATCCGTTACCGGCAAACCCATCAAACTGTAGCCCACTGCTCTTTAAGAGTTGTGGGTGAGCACATACCTGACGCAAAGCAATTAGCTTTGGCATAATGCGGCCACGGAACTCATCAATTAGACCACCGTCTTTAGTGTAGATGCTTGCCCCAGAATTGATAAATGCAGCAGCCTCATCAAGATCTTCTAGCAGCATTTCACAGATTGCTTTGTATAACCTACGACCCATTGGGTCAAAAGGAACAAGTATTGGTGATGCCATGATTGTCTCAGGTAGGTACGGAGAAACATCTGGATCTGACTGGCGCTTACGAACCGACGTAGATTTTAATGAATCGTGTAGATGTGAAAGATTCCTGTACCCGTCAATCCAACCCATGTTATTACGGTTGATGTACTTGGCCTCAAAAGCTGGAAAAGAACCTAGCACACTGCGGTCTACAAACTCCATAATAGAGAATACTTCTTCAGCCTTGCCATTCTCTACCGGGGTACCAGTGAGAGCAAACATGTACGGGCAAGTCAGTTTCTTTACCGCCTTTGAGCGCTTTGATTTAAAACTCTTTAGTGCAGTAGCTTCGTCAGCGATAACAAATGCCCTAGGTAGTTTCCTGACAATTTCCCAATCAGAAACTACTTGTTCATAGTTCATAATGATGTAGTCAACCTGAGAGTTCTTAAACTGCTCGTACTGTTCTTTACGCTGCTTAGGCGTGCCATCAATAACTACTGGGAAAGATGTGTGTCCAGTAAACTTATCAATAGCGTTAGCCCATTGATATTTAAGGCTGGATAGACAAATGACAAGGCCTGGACCATTAATTTTTCCTTCATCTCGTAAACGCTCTATAGCTGCAATAGTTAGAACAGTCTTGCCCAAGCCAAGATCGTATGCAACAAGCACCTTACCGCGCTCGCACATTAAGTCTACAGCCTCTTCCTGATATGGAAGTAAGGTGCCAGTGAAACTCATTTGTTATCCTAAAATTGCTGCTTTACCGAGTACGCAATGCTTAGCGGACTCTATACCATAGCGTATCTCATCTTCTGACATATCGCCAACATCCTTAGCTTCGGACTTTCCGTAGTTAAAGAACTTGCACTCAAACCCAGTCTTGCGACTCAAGTCTAACATGCGTAGGGAAGCGGTTTGCCCAGCCTGATCGTTGTCAAAAGCAAAGATAATATTCTCTGCGTTAGCTCGAATGATATTTACTTGAGCCGGGCTAACAGATGCACCAAAGGTGGCAATAGAGTCACGAAAACCAAGAGAGTGCAAACGAACTGCATCTAGTGGACTCTCTACAACTATAAAAGATTCGGTTTTGGGATAGCTACCTGGATTAAAAACTGTGCTGCTTTTTAAAACTCCGGTAGGGCGGTTTTTAAAGTGACGCATGACCTGACCCTTTTCTTGCCAACCAAGTAGTTTGCCAGTTTCATAGTCACGAATAGGAAGAATCCAAACACTATTTTTATCATCCCACCTAACTGTGTAGACCTTGCAAGAATCATCTGTTAACCCACGAGCATTTAGTGCCCATGCAGGTACGTGAGGAGTGTATACAGATAGGCGAGCCTCGCTCATCTCTACAGGCTTCGGGATAGCAATGTAAGAAGACTTTATCTCTTCCATTTGCTTGGCAATCAAGTCAAGGTCAATTGCAGTATTAGCATGCAACCAACTCTTTGCAGCATCAAGATCTAGTCGACCCCACTGAGTCTTAAAGTCCATCTGCTCTGCAACGAGAGTAATCAGATTGCCCTTGTAACCACAAGAGAAGCAGTGGTGTACGCCAGTCTCAATGTTAATAGACCAGGATGGATTGTTATCTTTGGCACCGGTACGTAGCTCGTGCCCTGGGCAGATACCCAGAACCTCATCCCCACGAACATGTGCGATATCTACATCTAGTTTGAAGAGTACTACCTGTACTTCTTTTTCGGTGATAATCATACTGACGCCTGACGACGCATGCGACCACGGAAAGATTCACGCTGACGCTGCGTTGTTGCTCCCCAGATACCCTGCAAGGATGGCTCCTTTACTGCATAAGCAAAGCAAGGATCTACAAACGCACAGGAGTTACAGATATCCTTTGCGGCTTGTATCCCATCTTTATCGGCAGGGTGAGGAAAGAATGTATCAGGGTCTATATCGGCACATGGCTGTGTGCCGTCGAACTGTGGTGCTTGTGGCTCAAACATACCTTCTCCTAATGATCCATAAATGATGCTATGGCTGCAATGATAAACACGACTATAAGAATTCCCGTAACTATATTTGTCATGGTGTTGCGTACTCCTGAAACTTTCCGTTCTCCCAGTCCCACAGTAACTCGACCTCAGTCTTACCACAGTTACGACTGGCTTCAATCCTGAACAGACGTGAAGAGTCATCCTCAGCGTCCTGACGCTCTAGCGCTAAGATTACGTCAGCATCTTGGAAGAACGATGATGAGTAACCAATAGACTGGGCAGTAACCTTACCGCCACGCATTTTAGATTCCAATGCCTGAGTGGTAACAACAATTGGCTTCTGTACTTTTTGAGCAAGCCTCTTCAATGACCGAGTGATATTAGTCAAAGCAAGATAAGAGATACCTAACTCACCTGTGACCTCATCTGTCATAAGATACACACCATCCACAAAGATAACGTCTGGCTGTAGCTTATCAATCTTTGCTGCCAAACCAGAGATTGTTCCTGCAGACGTGCTGTCAGTCAGGTAGAAGTTGTGCATATCTTCCATGCGCTTTAGTGCCTTTTGGTAACGCACTTCTTCGTCGGTCTTTAGTGCACCACGGGTAAGGCGAGCATGTGAGATGTTTGCACGCATGGCGTCGTGGCGAGTTTGCTGCTCACGACTGCTCATCTCGAAAGACTGGAACATCGGTACAAAACCATCCTTGTGAAGGTTAACCGCAGTCTGCAAAGCGATCACAGACTTACCCGTCTTTGGTGGAGCAACAATAACGATAAGTTGGCCTGGTTGTAGACCGGCTGTTGCCTGATCAATGAGAGTAAATCCTGTGGCCATTCCGATCAAACCATTAGGGCGTGTCTTTACATCCTGGTACTCGTCGTAACGAGACATAGGGCTCTTGCTCAAGTCCACATCGTGGGATGTACCAACACCCTCATCTAAGATCTTTGCAAGCCCTGTGCTCATAGAAGCAATCGCAGTCGCATGGTCGCCCTCTGAGATAGCCTCAGCAGCATCCTGCACAATCTCAATTGCTTTCTGACGACGACGGTACTCAACTAGCTGGTCTAGTAGGTACTCAATCGAATCGTCTACAGCTAGTAAGCGGTATGTAGGAAAGTTATCCTTTACCGTTACTGCTGTAGGAACCTCAGAGTATTTAGTCCAGTGCTGCTTGATGAAGCGCCACACGTTGCGATGCTCATCTACATAGAACCAATCATCTTCTAATCCATACTCAAGTATGGGTGTGATATCCCTCGTGCGTATTGCACGACTGATTAAGCGCAGTTCATTATCTGCTGCCATTTAAACCCTCCAAAGGTCGCGGTACCAACTACCATATCGTAATGCTCGCTGGGGTACATCTATGACACCCTTTAGTTCATTTCGATAAGGCAGTTCTGCAACTAAGTCTGCTACTACGTTGTAAGCCTTAACGTAGTTAAATGGATTAGTACCCAAGTTGTCAAGGTCGTCCATAAATTCTTGCATTTCAGCCTGTGAGAAACCAAATCCCACAAGCTCTAAGATGAAGCCATTATCGCTAGAGTACTTCCACAATTTAGAAAGTATCTGACGATCGTACGTGACTTCTTCTTGTGCGTAAGAGATGACACCTAAAAGTTTTTTTATGACCGGTGTCCTGTTTAAGATACAGTCAAGAGACACAGCGATGCGCATTATGCGATCGTTACTTAAATCCCCTCCCTGCATGAGTTAAACCTCAATGTAGCCGTATTTGACTACAAACTCCCTAAAGGCCTCAGACGAACGAGTCGCTGTTGAGATCTCAGCCTTAGACGCACGGTCTGAGACTTTAAGCGGATATGTGCCGTCATTCTTTTGGGCACGTGAAACTACGGTGCGAGAATGCTTACATACGTTACGAGAAACGAATCCTGGGCATGTGCAGCGGACGTCTTCGCTCTCAAGGTCAATCTCTACCTCAAACACTCCACGTGGAGATAGGAAGAATTGCACTGTACGCCAGTCTGCCTTTGCCATTGTTTTATCCTTCATTTCCTACGATCACCCTCTGTCGATACTATGTTAATTGGAATAAACGCCTCGTGTGCAAAGCTACCCATAGCCTCGCCGTAGACGTCACCCCAATTCTTTAACGGAACATTTGTTGTAACAATAGTCGGTAGTCCTGCATTGTACCTAGACCTTAACACAGCGTCAAAGGTATTTTCAGCCCACCCTGAAGCGGTCCTATGCTCTTTACCTAAATCATCTAATACAAGCAAGCTTATATTATCTGGGCCCTTCATATCGCCATAGACCTGCTCCATGAGGAAAGCCTCAGGACCATCGGTATCTTTCCAAGACTTCTGCTGGATACGTAGAAGTTTCGGATAGTCAACAAATAGCGCTGGATTTTTAACCGATATGTCAGGTGAACCCCAAAGTTCTGGGGTTGCCTTACGAATCACTTCTTGTAGTACAACACTAGCAAGAGTTGTCTTGCCGTGTCCTGGCTTGCCAACTAGCAATAATCCCATGCCACACTTCTTTGAGCCACGGGCCTTGATAATCTCACCAGAAAGTACAGAGTTTACCCATTTATTTATGAGAATCTCTGGTTCGCCCTCATAAGAAGCTAGGTCGTCCAAGGTTAGCCCTACAAACCGTTCAGGAATGCAGGCCTGATTTATCTGCCTACGGACCGAAGGCCGTAGTTCTGATATGTCGTACATTAGTCCTCCCATAACTTGAGCATCTTTGACTGATGGTTCAAGAAGTCGTCATCTTGGTACTCTACCTCAGTTTCCCTGGAATAAATACCATGGACTGTTGGGTAGTACGCAATGAACCTACGCCATAAAGGATTACCTATGCCAGCATCGTTTGTCAAGCGGGGATCATTAAAGAACCCACGCATGGCTTTTAGGACCGTGTGACGGGTGATTCCTTCGCCCACCTTTTGGTTAATCCAAGATGCTAGGCCTTTGCCATTCACCTGACTAGGGATTCCTGGGGCGTGAGCACGTGTTAGAGAGTAGAACTCAGCTAGCAGGTCGCTAGTAGTCCACTCGTCCTCTGGACGCTCCTGACGCAGCATAGAGGCCGGTACAGCCTCAAACTTGGTCTTCTTGTACTTCTGCCTACGCATCTCGGCTTTGTCTATAGGCTCTGTTAGTTTGCCTACAACCCCGGCCTCTACGTAATCCGTGGACTTCCTCGCTTTTTTGACTACTACCTCTTCATCTTCAAAACCTGGCCATGCCATATCTATAAACGCCTCCTTTTCGGGCTCGCCCGATACGTTAGTTGAACTTACGTTAGTAAGTTCTACTAATGTACTATTAGTTATTAGCTTACTAGCTGTACCGTATAAAAGGGTGCCTGAAAATCCGTCCCGGGTAAACCAGGCCTGGGTGATCTTTAATTCATAGGACCACTGGCCATTTTTATTACGGAAACTGGTCTCAGAAACGTACCCAGCAGATATCAATTCGCGCACAGCTTTACGTACCGCATCACGGCCTTCTGGCACGAGCGGATATATTTCGGCAGCAGAGAGTGCTTTGCCTGCAGCCATGTATAAACCCCAAATGCCTTTGGCACGTAGGGATAATTTTGAATCCAACAATGGTGTTGGGTCAATCATCTAAGCCCTCCTAGATGTTTAAAGTGGAGGTACCCGCCTAGGTACACCCCGAAGTACTCTCGGATCTCTACTATCTATCAAAGTACTTACTAACATAGCACACGTCATGCTAGCAAATGAACAAGCTAGTGCGGTGCAAATTACTACGCCCCACTTTTGCTCTACTGTAACAATAGATGCCACTGTTGATAATACTAGCGCTAAAAGTCCGCGCCACTTACCAATTGGAAATATTAGCTCTTCTACGCCAGTAAGCACAAATGCTACGGCAAGAGAGATTATCACTAGATCTGTCATGTCCCTCACTATACCTTATATTTTCTTAAAGATTACCCGGTCAAGCATAAACCCATTAACTCCAGCAGTACTGCTAGATGTTGTAGGGGTAAACGTAAACGTAATTTTAGCAAATACTGCATCCCATGGAACCTGTGCTTTTCCAAAAAGTAAGTTCCAACGTTGGGCATTATTTGACGTTAGCGTTAGACCACTAATAGATGTGCTAGTAGTGACAGCTGATGCTGTTGTACCATCAGCTTGGTACCAGTAAATAGTTGCTACGTAAGTTCCAGTACTTCTATTTACATATGTTCCAGTATCTACTGGAAGGCTCTTTATAGCTGCCGAGAAGTAGTAATTAATAGTATCGTTAGGGCCTGTTCCGGCAGCGGGTCGAACTCGTATATTTGTCTTTGATACTGATATAGAGGTCGGAGATGTAGATGTACCGACTACCCTTAGCCAAGACGTACTGTATGCTCCATAAAGAGTATTGGAGTTAGTATCTGTATATATACTGCCTATTCCTACAGCTTTAGCGGATACAGTATTAGTACCACTTACCCAGTTATTTAAATTGTTTTCAAAAGAATTCTCAACAAATACTGATGAGTCAACTTCTGGTAATGAAACAGGTGTAGGGTCTCCCTGAGTAAATTTAAAGCTAGCTCCCAATGGCAAATAATTGCTAACACTACGTTGCAGACGCTCAAGCTTGTTATCTTGACGTGTCCAGAAATAGCTTCTACCTCCACCAATAAGTGGACGAGTAGCAGAATACATCAAGGCAACGCCGTCTTTAGGATGGATTGTTGAAACTGTAGTTCCAACTGAAGGATCAACAAACGGAGTAGGAGTTGTACCAAACTCCATTTGAGCACCGTCTACATAGTACGTTCCAGACGTTAGATTAGATCCAATATGTAGGTATAGATTAATAGGTGTAGTTCCCGTAGTAAATTTAGGTACTTGTACGGTGGTATGGATTCTAGTCCAAGTATTAAGAGGTACTACAAAAGAACCACCGGAATCAATTGCGGTATCACCAGCGGCGCTTACACCCAATAGAGTTGTAAGCGAGGATGTAGTGGATGTGCCACACCCAATAGTGTAAGTTCCTGCAGGACCGTATACATACGCAGATACTGTAACGCTCTCCCCACCACTAAGGTAGGATGAAACGGTGTCTGATCCTGATAACGTAATGATTGATGGGAAATAAGAGTTTGTGTACACTTGGTAGTTACTAGAAGCACTGGCGGTAACAGCTAACGAGTAGGAACTAAACTTTGCTTGAGCATTGCTTCTAGTCATAGCAGACGCTGAAGCAGTTTGTCGTGTCCAACCAGTAGTATTAGTTTCAAGACTGGGGTTAGCTAACCAGTTAGTAGTAGTACGTGTTTCCCACTCACAATCTGCGTCTCCAACAAAATCTTCCGTCAAGGGATTAGTAGGTGCTAGACCACCGGTTCCTTGGAAGTATGTATTAGGTATGCTAGATGTAGCAAGTCCATTTGTAAATGTGCCAGAAGTTGACGAAGTAACTGTAAATGTTGTCGTAGTAGGTACGCTAGCTACGGTCCAGTTTCCTGTGTAAGAGTTTGTTCCAGAAATACTTACACTGTTTCCTGCAACTAATCTATGTACAGAACTAGTAGTGACTGTAAAGGTACCTGAAGCTGGGGTAGCGGGTTCAATTTTTGATATAGCAGTATTTGATGGTCCAGCAGCTTCAAGAAGACAAGCATCTACATAATAAGAGTTGCCAGAAGTAGTACTAGGGAAATTAATAATTGCTTTAGCAACTGGTAAGCCATTATCAGCAACATACTCAGGAGACCTAACAGTTACAGAAATGCGCGTAAAAGTAGTGGCGTTAATAGTTACTGGGTCAGAGTAAATAATGCCCGTAGGTGCAGGTAAGTAACTACTATATGCATCTTTAGATACTTTAATCTGATCCACAGCTTTTTGTGGAAAGGTAAACTCAATGCCTACTTTAGCTGTTTTTGTAGCAGGACCTTTAACATAAGCACTAAAGGTGTAGTAAGTATTAGGGTCTAGAGTTATCCAGTCTGAGTGTATAGCTCCAACGTTGTTGGCCGCAGTAAACTTACCTGAAGTAGCTCCATACACATAGTTTGCTGTATCAATGCTCAAAGTTCCATTGAGAATACCCCAACCATTTGTGCCATAATCGAAGCCAGGATTTGGAAGGTAATTAGTTCTAGTCCCATCAAGCTGAATATTTACAGTTCTAGCATCTTCATAAATTGGATACCCAGCACCAAAAGAAAGATCTGATTTAGGGATCTCAGCAAATTGCAGATCATCAATATAAAAAATTGTTCCGCTTGTACCTGATATAGCAAAAGAAATGCCTGCATATGCTGCGTTTGATGGCGCAGTTGCATCTGTAGTTGTGAGTGATGACTCAAGTTTTGTCCACCCAGCGTTTGTAGGGTTAACTGTGGAATTATAAACTGTTGAGCCTATTTGAGTACCTGTTAAATCAAACCACTGAATTCCAGCCGCAATAGTAGTGCTGGTTGCGTTAGCTTCACGTACATACCCTGAAAAATAGTATTTAGTGCCCGGGGTTACTGGAATAGTGTCCGTACGCTTATGGTCGCTAGAGTAAGAGTTAACAGTTGCAGTAGTTGCAGTAGTTGTAATACTTCCATAGTAACCTTGCTTAACTTTAAAGTACGTAGAAGTTGTATCCGAAAGACCTGTTGTAAGGCCTATAGGAGGTGATTGGGCTGATGTTAAATTGCCTGAGCCATTATATGCATTTGATGCAAGAGTTGCACCAGTAGCAGTCCAAGTACCAATACCGCCTTCAAATGAAGAAGTTAGGTAATCTAAGAATAGGTTAGTTCCTAAAGTAACTGTGTTACTAAAATGCGTCAGCGATTTAACATAAATGCTAAGGCCAAGAGATGAGCCTTTTAGGGAATTAATTGTGTTGCCGTACCTAAACAAAGAGCGGTGGTACTGGTCACCTAAGGTTGGTTCAGAAATAAAACCCATGTCATTAATAGCCGTAGCTAACTGTCGACGAGGATAAAATCTGTAGTCACTTGAGCGATGTATATTTTTTGCTTGCAAGTTTAATTTGTCATAGTAAAAGCCAAACCCGCTCATAAACGTATAAATATCAGTTTCTACAAGATCACCGTTAGGGTTTCTTTCTTGATTGTATCTATCTGGATATGAGCCAGTTTCAGTAATATTTGAATTATCTGATGTCCAAACTCCTGGAAGCATGCTTATTAGTTTTAAAGTTGTAGAATGATCATCGGAAACTACAATTACTTCTACCGCACCGCAAAAATACCAATCTAACCCGTTAAATATCCAAAAGGAGTATGTTACTTCAGTACCTGTAGGAAATTTAGACTCTGTATCAGTAAACGTACCTCCAAGTACTGCGTTAACTCCCAGTGTACCGCCAGGTGCTGTACCACCAGTTACATAAATTCCATCATTAGGGTGATCTGGGACTCCGCTACCGGTTTTAATAATTTTCCAGTGAGTGGCTGTAGGAGCACCGCCACTAACGTCAACATTAATTGATTTCCAAGATAGGTTTACAACCCTGTAATCTGTTTGTAGGGCGTTTATATTAGAGTTATATGCTGTAGTTGCAGCATCTTGGTCACCATAATAAACCCCAGCTCCATAGAGGGAGCCAGCTCCATATCTAGCCATATAAGTACACCGATCCTAAAAACTATTTATTGTCGGCGTTACGATTGCCTTCGACAATGTGTTGCTGAAATTTACCCGATAGGTTTGCTACTTCATCCCCCATCTTAGTCATTCTTTCGTCTATTTTCAGCATAGTTTGGGACATATTATTAACAGCTTCGCGTAATCCACCGCCATTTGGACCAAACTGATGCTCAATTCGCTCTAAACGATCCTCAAGCCTCATAGAAGAAGACTCAATACTTTGTTGACGCCTATCAATTTTTCTCCACATTTGAAACACACCTGCAAATCCTGCTACTAGTACGGAGCCCACCTGAGTAATACCTGCTGCGGTATTTACGTCTATTGCTGCTAATAGTGTACTCATTACATTCCCGTTAGTAGTAGTGGGTTGATAGTTTGTAGTGCTTGAAGATTTGTAATATCTGCTTTAATTGTATTGTAGTTAGTGTCATTAACTACTACTACTAAATTAGTTCCCACAGATGGGATACCCGCAGAGCTTACGTTAAAACCTAGGTTAGTGGTACCTGTAACATATGTTTCAAAAAGATTTGCCGTGTTTCCTGTTACGTTTTTTAGCGCAAGAGTAACAGTGCCTGTAGCTGCAGTTATAGTGCTAGCCGCGTCTGTTCTTACATACGGGGTGCCTGAAACCCCTAGTCTTAATCCACGCTCAATATTACTAAGTCTTGCATGTACTGAAGTAAAAGCTGAAGAGCTGTTTGAAAAAGCAGTGCTAGTTTGATCTTGATAGAGGATGCCGGAACCCAAAGTAGATTCGATAGCTATAATTTCGTCGTATGCCGAATTAACGTCATTAGCCGCTATAGTATTTACAAGGTCTGTTCTAGGTACTAGCTGTGCAATGCCAACTACACTGCCTGGATATACAGCGGCCATCTATTAATCTCCATAATGCTCTGGGATCCCTCTTTATATACTCTCTGATTATAGAGAATAAATCTTTTTAAAACTATACAAATCCGCCGGTTGGCGTAATCGTTAGGTTAGCTGCAGTAAGTGACGCAATTTGACCTGCGTTAAGTTGTAGATCCGATACCGCAGTACCTCCGGAGGAAGTAGTTGATAATCTAGTAAAGGTTACATTTAGTACGCCTGGAACAGCCATAAGAAGAGCAATAATAGCTGACTGAGTTATGTTTGCCCCAAAACCGTATGAGTTATAAGAAAATAGTCCTATATACTCATCTAGAAGTGCTTTAGCTACATTAATCTTAACATCTCGCTGTTTATATGCTGAATCAACAGTTATATTTAATGCGAGATATATCGGTACATAGGTGGGTGGTGAAACAGTTACTGTTGTAGTAGCGGGACACCTAGAGGTTAATAACTCAAGTACTTGAGCTTGTATGCTGTACCATGAAGCAGTTGGTGTACCTGAAGAGATACCTGGTGTAGCAGTAAGGTCATTAAACGGCTGTACATATACAGTTACTGAGTTATACACAGATGACTCCGCATTTGCGCGGCCAACTCCATACAAACCAACGGCAAGATTTTTATAGTCATCTATTGTAACAGCTCTATTTCTAGCGGTAAGTGTGCTTTGTAAAGCTACCCGTAAAGAAGCTAAATTCTCACCGTCAGTACCTCCAAATGCATCTGAGGCATTTGTAACATTAAGTCCGTAATTTGACGAAATATTATATCCTTGCCCTGGTATATAAGTTGGATACGCAGACACTGAGCTTGAAGGAACGTTTCCAAATACACCTACACTTGTTTTGTATACAGCTGATACGGTTCCAGATGGAATAGCCCCACATACCCCATCCCCAAAAATAATGGTAATAGTCCCGTTCTCATCCATCTTTGTAGTGTAAACAGTATTATCAGGGCCATACTCAATAATAGTATCTACATAACTCCACTTAACTAGAGCATTTGCCTCTCCAACATAAACCTGTACAGAATCTCCAATAACACCTGAGTTAGGTATTGAAAACTCTTGATAAGCATATGTAGATGCTTCTCCTAAAGAAACTGGAAGTACATATCCATATGCATCGACACCATCCCCGTTTGTCTTACCTTCAACAGCCGATAAGGTTACGCTTGCTCCAGCAGCAAGTTGCGGGTAATCCGTAATAGTTTCAAAGTAAGCTGTAGTGTAGCTGCCTGTAGTAATTGGTGCTTCAACCTGTGTTCCTGCTGGTATATCAATCGCATTAGCAGAAGTATTAGTAAACGTTAGGTAAACATATGCTGGTGAGGGACCAGAAACACGGTAACCAAAAAGCTCAGCAAAGTTTAAAAGTGTACTTTTTTGAGTAGCTGTCTGAACAGCTGCCTCATTAAGTGCTCTATCAATATAGTAAGACAAAAGATCTCCGGCATATGCAAATGCTTCTACCAGGGCAAGACCAAAATCTGAACTACTCGAAGTTGAGTTAGGGTTCCAGTTTGGAACTCTTTGTTGCACTACTTTAATAAGTTCGTCTCTTAAAGAGTCATAATCACGAGAGGTGTAGTCTACTTGGTAGGCCATTAGTAAATATCTCCTGAATTCGTTCCGTCACTTAATAAAGCCGCTGTTTTAATAATCGTAGCTCCTACAGTATCATCTGGAAAGCTCAATAGCAGCTCAACTGAAGACTGCCCCAAACTATTAGGATCTGTAATCTTTAAGCTTACAATAGTAATATCGGGTAAATATGTTGCAATAGAACGTCTAATAGCCTCGGTAATTGCTAACTCGTAATCATAGGCAGACTCATATAAAGCTCTAGCCATGTCTGTACCATAACCTGGGCGCATGGGTCTCTTGTAAACTACCGTAGATAATATGCTATTTACTCTATCTAAATAGATTTTTTGCGTTTCAGTTGTGGTATCAATAACCCCAAAAGAATTTAAAGTAAACGGGTGGGAAATAGCTATCATAATTTAATACCACTCAAGAGCACATCGGTAGAACTCGCCACCACCAGCACGCATAAAGTACAGCCAGTTAACACCATCAAGTGATCTAATGTTAAGCATTTTACGTCCATCAAACGCTGAAGGCGCAATGTAAGGCAACGTACCCAATGGCTCAACAAATCCATCTGAAAGACGGATCCCGTATAAACGAGTAGTACCTTGCGTCAAAAGAGCCATACGGTTGTTATCGTAAAGAATGCAGTGCTGTGAACCCGTGGATGGCAGGTCAGTGCCAAGGTAAGAAGTTGAACCTGCACCTAGCGACGGGTTAATTCTAGTGAACACGCGTGTACCAATGTCATAGCGGTAGATAGGCGCGTTTGTACCACCTTGAATAAAGAACAGAGAGAAAGGCGCGGCCTCTTTACCGTAATGTAGCATAGATCCACCAGTTACGTTTACAGGCAATGTAGCGCCACCAGGAGCTACCCATGCTGTAGCAGCAGTTAAGCTAAGGTCATTGCGATAGAACGTAGCAGTACCTGAGCCTGTGGTTTGGTAGATAAAATCGTTTGGCGGAAGAATCTTATATACACTGTCTGTACTAAAGGTTGTAAAGCCAGCAGTCGGGTTCTTACTTCCAGTATTAAGAGTTTCCAAAGTAATCACTGTAGTTGTATTACTTGCAATACGCCTACGCTGACCCGCACCAGTTCCAGAAATAATTAGTACATCGCAATCACGATACTGGTTTGTAGTAAATATAGCTACGCTTTCAGTGATAGTGGTAGCAGCAAACGTCGCAGTTGAGCCTGTGTTTTGAGTTGTCGCAGTACTTCCATTACCTGTTGGGTACTCTATGACAAAAGTATCACCAACAGCAAGGGAAGATACCGCCGAGCTAAGAGTAGTGGTTACAGTATCTAGTGCGCAGGTTATTGCACTACTTACAGCAAAGGCATTAGCCACAGATAGCGTAACAACTTTACCTGTTATGTTTGTAATGTAGGCGTTATAGCCAATACCTGTACCTACAACCGTCATACCTGCAGCAAGGTTAGTTGTGTCATCAACCGTGATAGTTGTTCCAGCAGCTGCGCCAGTAGCACGAGTGGTGTACCGAGTTCCTCGGGACACAGTAATAGCGCTAATAGTCCTTCGGCTACCTGAAGATGCTCCAGAGGTAAGGCGCACCGCGCACCCTACATACCCACCATTAAGCAAAGAGTTACCAAGCGTCTCTACTAAAGACGATGTTGTAGAGCCAGCTATTGTTGTACCAGAAGCAAAGGGTTCCCCAAATCCAGCGTCTTCAACAAAAGCAAGAGATCCGCCGTTGAAAGGCCCAGCACCTGTAGTAAGAGCATTTGTTCCTGTCATGCTAGTTGCAGTTAGTGGTTGAAACACCGTACCTAGAACGGTTACTGCAGTGGGGTTTAGGTTAAGCCCTTGCCAAGTGACAGTAGCGACTGCGCCACCATTAGTGAACCACAAAAAGTTACGAGCCGAGTCGTACATAAGGTCACAGCCAGAAGCACCGACGTTAATGCCTGAACCAATTAGCAATTGCCAACCATCAGACCAAGTATCGTATCGGTAAAGAGTAGACGTACCAGTAGTAGAGTTACCCGCAGTACTACCCGTGTTTAGGTAGTACACATATCTTTGATTATCATAAGCAATAGATGCGCCGTAGTTACTTGCACCAACAGGATTGAACGAAAGCCAATCCCATGTTGGAAGGTCCGTACCTTTCCGAAAATTGCTATTCCAAGCCATTAGTAGGTCCACCTATTCTTACGCACGTTGTCTGCTAGACCACGCATTTGGAGCCTCTGAACTTCTCGTGGCTCAACGACGGTTGGTGAGTAAGTATCGTACCAAATGGGGGTCGTAGCGCCATTAGCTGAGTTACCTGCGCTACCTGCAAGCATGGCGCTTCTAGTAACAATTGTCGTATTAGTATCAGCAATAACCCTAATACGGTCACCAGAATCACGCGAGAATGTTAGAAGGTTAGCGAGTCTTCTAATTGCTTCTTCCGTACTTAGATTATCAAAAGCATTGCGTAGTGCCATTATGTTCCGTCCTCGATCCAAAGAGTTAAATTATTGTCGGAAGTATCCCACCAGAGGTACTTATCTCCTAATGATACACTAGGAGCAGTCGTTTGGATATACGTATCTATTGATGTTTTCCAATAAGTATCGTAGTCCGCACTAGAGTTTTTTACTAAATGTTGGTTTGCTACACCCCCAACAGGGACTCCATATCCTTGTGCCCCTGTCAAGCCCGTAGGCCCTGCAGGGCCAGTAGGTCCTGCCGGCCCAGTAGCGCCCGTAGCTCCGGTTGGACCAGTAGCTCCAGTAGGTCCAGCTTGGGTACTCATCACTTGTTGTATGTTTACTACAACACTTGGTGTAACTGGGTACACAGGGCTTGTAGTATGGGCGGGCCAGTATTGTAGGTTTACCGATTGAGTAGAGGACCAGTAAAATTCAATGTAATCATTTGCTGCAAAAGTTGCTGTGTGATTAAATGAGGGTACTGCGTAATGGTTTTGATTAGAAAGATCGTATTGCCAATTAGTCTCTGGAACATTATTACCATTCTTTTTAATCCAAATATTAATTGCGGGGCTACCATTAGACGGCTGGTGCAACTGAGCCGAGAATTGAATATTATAGGTGCCCGCAACAGAAAAATTAATTCTTGAAGAAGTAGATAAAGATATGCCATTAGCTTCAGAGGTTTGGTCAATTGTAATTGCTTGAGCTGATGTTGAGCTAGCCTGTGTACTATTAGAATAGAAAGATCCATAAGATCCTTGAGAAGAAGCTGCTGATCCAGCACCACTCATCCATAGAGGGTAGCTTGGATCCCCAGATTCAAAGATAACCCAAACTGTCTCGCCAATTTCAGGAACAGTAATAGAAGAGATTGATCCTGAAGATACGGCGGGATCTACTAAGTCAATAGTGTCTGAACCAGATACCTGAGGAACTATAAGAGATAGTCTCTTTTTATTCTCATAGTCAACATTGTTTTTTACTGTTGCTCTATAGGTGCCATAAAACCTGACCCTACCAAGAGGGTCCATATTATAATCTGTGTAGTCAGAGTAACTCATCTGTCATTCCAAACTATCTTTTGATGAACATTAGAAAAAGTAGGTGATCTTAGCTCATATGGATTATGATGAAGTTCACCGGATGTTTGGGTAATGCTGCTATACGTGTAGCTTTTAAGTTTATTTTGCATCCAGCTAGGAGTTAAGGTAGTTTCTAGGGGTAGCTTATTAACTCTTACTTTAGTAACATGATACTTTTTTGTATCATAGTTTTGTTGGCTATGAAAACTCTCATACTCAGTAGGAACCTTTACGTGTACTTTAGTTGAGTGGGTAGAAATATCGTTAGCTGAGTCTTTAGGCCTAATTTTTAATAGCTGATCGTTAGAACCTAAGTGAACCTTCATAGTGTATTTAAGGCCACTGTTAAAGATATGCGTAACTGAAATTACTACCCAAATCCCGGACATGCCATCTCGAAGACCTTTAAAGTAAACAGGATCATAGGGACGTAAAGAGGAAAGTCCAACCAATAAAGCATTAGCGTTGTACTTATACCTAGTGGTGCTGCTATGTCCTTGGGCAACGGATAATGCTTTTTGAGGGCTATCAATTACTTCATGTGCCAAAGATATTTTTGAATTGCTATTGGCCATATGTGCCTCCCCAATTTTTTACCGTATTAATAGGACGTGTTACACGAGATCCGTGGCTAACATCAACCCCAGAATCAAATGCGTACCTTGAACCTTCATCAGAGTAAAGCTCTAGGCCTACGTCGCCTTGACCAAGTTCTGGTGACTCCACAGCATCTAACGCTGTAAAGGTAATTAGTGTTTGCTTACCCATAATACCTCTTGGCGCATTATCAAAGTGGTAAAACGTCGGTGCATTTTCTATTTTATCTGCCAGAATACTATCTCTAGATTTAAAGGTAATTGTTTTATTTTCAGCTCGTAAAGCATAACCTGTTTTAAAAGATAGATGCCTTAAAAATTGCCAATCAGTTTGCCCGGTCTGAACTAGTTTTGAGTGAGAAAGCGGATGGTGAGCAGTATTAGAATAAAAGCCCGCTTCTTCTGCAATTTTTTTTACTACCCCATCTGCGCTTATATTTTGATACACCTTCTTATTAGGTGTCTTTAACTTTGAAGAGTTGTTTACACACACCACCCTAGTAAATACATTTAGAGGAGTAACATTCTTTTCAATTACTTGCACAAATCCAATAAAAGTCTCAACTTTATTCTTATTTGTAGACCAAACAAACATGACAGGATCGCCCTTAGAAAGCCTATTTCCAGTGTTTCTATCTAAGGCTCCCTTGAACTGGATCGATAGAACGTCATGCTTTGCTTCTGCTTGGTGTAGCTCAGCTGAAACCATCAATAGGTTAAACGCAGGTGATTGTGGAAAAGTCACCTGCCACTTTAGATACCGTTGAATTTGATTAGGCACGAGGAATCCTAATAAAAGTACCTACTGGAATATTAAATGGGTCAGGAACATTTGGGTTAATATCCATAATGTATGACCATAGATGTGAGGAGCCTAAGAAAATATCAGCGAGTACGTCAATTCTATCCCCCTCTTTAAACTGGTACTCGCTGTATCTCTTTAGCTTACCAACATTAAATTTTCTAAGAACGAATATGTCATAGTCATCACCTCTTTTATTTAGGCTTTGGCTAAAACGCCCGTCAGCATACCGCGATGTATCTCTCATTACTTACTAGCCTCCGTATCCGCAGGAGCACCGTATACCGGAAGCTTAGATCCGGTTTTGCCCTCATCATCCGTTGTTGTGTACCTTTCAGTTAAGAATGTATCTGTAGTATCCGTTTCGTAACTAGGTGTAGGAATACGCATCATGCCTATAGACACTTCGCTAAGAATAGGGATCATTTTTTCAGTAAACATGACGTGATTTACTGAAATACTAGTAACAACTACCTTATATTTAAAATTATCGTGAAGTCTAAACCAAATTGGGGCGGGAGCAATAAAACCAAAGTCAGATGTTGCACGATCCATGGAAGGACCAAGCTGTGGTTCACCATTAAGAACTCTATACAAAAATTCTAAATCATACTCAGTACCTCTAGTTAAAATACCATGAATATCGTTGTTAGTTAAAGCTCTTGAGTAGTCTCCAGTACCCGCTGACTGCTGCGCTCGATCACTAGCAAGAGCCGACATATCCATTACTCTATTTATAAAAAGATTTACACTAAATGTTTGGTTACCTGTTAGCTGGTTAGAAATATCCGCAGTGTTAGTGATATCAAAGTTAGCGTTAGAAAGACTATGCGAAATAGTAGTTGGATTATACATAAACTGGAATCCCCAAAGCTGAGAAGCTTTTGTTTTAAAATCTCCATTTGCCATATAAGCATTGTCCATGTCTTGAAAGAAGTAACCTCTTTGATTAACGCGTTGCAACCTTCTTATAGTTGCTCTATCAGCAGAAGAGCTGACGGTATACCCAGCAAGTGCCGTTGGCGGCAAAGTTCTACTAGCCGCATGTGGTGGTGGGTTAAACTTACTAGTACCTACATCTGCTGAAGTAATTACTTCGGAAGGTACGGGTTCTTCCTCTTCAGGTTTTGTCACAGGAGTTTTAGGGGTAGCGTAAAAGTATCTGTATACTTGTTCTCTGTATGGTTTTCCTCCACGTGCGCCAGGATGCATCCTGTACTCACTAATTATATCGCCAGGCTTTACACCCGCTGGAATTGGAGCGCCAATTTTAATGTAATATTCTTTTGCGCCATCACGTACTGCTGCAGTAGCATTACCTCTATTTACTTCTGCAATCTGTCCGTTTTTGGTATGCTTTGCTTGTCTCCAAATTCTTTTTAAATTTGGATCTGGTTTTGCAGGTGATCTTGTACCCATAGTTAACTACACTCCTTAGTATGAACCAATTTTAGATGTTCTGAGATCTTTTTCAAGCATACTCTTAACATCGTTTGCAAACTTACGGGCATCATGAGCACTAGTTCCATTAACCGTAACGTTCATGTGAATAACAACTCCAGCATTACTACCCCCGCCACTACTAATAGGCATCATGCCAGCATCTCCACCAAAAGCAAGAAGACCTTGAGTTGTTGTATCTTTGTTACCAACAAATCCTTCCCTACCTGAGTATCCCAGAGTCTTAATTCCCCCAGAACTACCTACTTTTGAAAAACCATTATCCTCGGAATCATCATTTCCTGTTAACCAGTCAAAAGCTTTACCTAGATTTCTCTTAATCCCCCCAAAGAATCCACCATCATCCTTAGGTTGTTCTCCGGTACCGCCCGAGACACCTGTATTTTTTCCTAGTAGGCCTGCTAGGTACCCCTTTGGATTTTTTGTATTAGCCGCAGAGAAGGCCCCCTCACGGATCTCAAAGTGTAGGTGGGCACCATGAGCACCACTACCACTATCACCGGATAGGGCAATCTGTTGACCGGCTGCTACTTTCTGACCCTTCTTTACCATGCCACGCTCAAGGTGAGCATACATACTTTCATGACCGCCATGGTCTACAACAACAATGTTTCCGTATGCCTTTCCAGCACCAGGATAATTACTAGCGGGCCCAGCATAGGCTACAGTACCTGCTCGGTAAGACTTAACTGGTGATCCCTTCTTTACGCCGTAGTCAGTACCTGTATGGTAACCCTTCATCTGCCAATAAGTATTATTCTTAGGCTTTTGTCCGTAGTGAGCAGTAATAGGGCCATCAGCAGGAGCAACTATGCCTCCGCCAACGCCACCATGCAGAGCACGTACTTTTGATCCTGTATTACTTTTTCCTGCGCCACCTGATCCAGTTGGGTGACCAAAATGCTTCTGCCCTTTATCCAAGTATTCTTTGTAGGCTCCATTTTTATATGCTGACCATGGTGACCAATCACGGCCCTTGTTTGACATTTTGTATGCAATTTTTGCATTTAAAACTGGATTAAAAAGCTCATTGTTACTTTTTATTCCGTATTGTTTGCGTCGGGATGGTCCAAGATCATCAATCATATTAATCTGGAATAGGCCGTACGAGTTATCCCCAGTATCTCTATTCGTATTATGGGCCCTAACATTTCCACCACCAGATTCAGCCATAGCCACAGCAAATGCTATTGGAGACGCCTTGGGACCAAAACCAGCTTTTCTAATAGCTGAGGCTACAATATTTTCCTCAGCGTCACCGCCAGTATTTGGGTCTTGCTCTTTGCTTTCGGACCAACCTTTAAATAGACCGATACTTGCGCCGATAACTGCACCTGCGGCTGTACCAACAACCGGTACGGCGCTACCCATTAAAGCTCCAGCGGCCGCGTAACCTCCAGCATAGCCGAGCATTGTTGCGCCTTTTTCAAAGCCGCTACCTGATTTAACGCCTAAGCTATTCCTACCAAAATCACGTAGCTTAGGCATAGCCCAGCTTGTGCCCGCAGCAGCGGCTGCACCTAGACCAAGACGTGCTGCGGCAGTTCCCCCAAAACTTTTTATTTTTGCTAGCGAACCCGAACCGCCTTTTCCAAACATCATTGGGCCACCAGGGCCAGAGTGTCTTCCTTTACCGGACTTTCCAAATATATCTTTTAAGATATTTGTACGTTTTCCGGCATGTCCACCACCCTCTTCGCCCATACCAATCATACTTTCGCCGGTTTTAATAAACCAGTCGGAGGCTCTTTCTTCTAGCTTGGCTTTAATGTCAGCACCAATATTGCCGGCAACATTAGCGCCAAGACCTGCCATGGTAGAGCCAGTGTTACCTGCTTGAGGTAGGGTACCTAAGAATCCCTTGAGTCTAGCCATGTTATCTACTACACCCGGAAGGACTTTAGCTAACTCAACAAACTGATTATTAACAGCTGTAGTAGCGTCAAGTGCACCGCCATAACCCTGAACTAGACCCTTACCGCTAACTTCTAGCTTCCCAGCCTCAGACTTCTGGTAGTTGTACCACTTACGCATAGGGTCATCTGCAGGCCTGCCCAGAATCTTATTTACGCCCTCTGCACTCATATCAAGCTTCTTGCCCTTGTTCTTGGCTTGGTATACCAAGTTACCAGCAAGAGTCGTAAATAGTTCTTGGTTACCACCAGCAGCGGCCATTACAGACTGGTATGCCTTACTATTAACATTGTAGACTTGAGCAGCATTTTCTGCGGTAACATTTTTTTTATTACCGTACATTCTGCGGTAAAGATCACTAGAAATATCAGATGTAGCCCTTAGGTTGCCCTTAGCGTCACGTGTTCTAATACCCATACGCATAAAGTTCATGCCGTTAATAGAGGCCATACCACTAGCAACTTGCTCATTAGATTGCCCAGTAAGCATACTGTAGCCACCTACTTGGCCCATAAGGTTCTTATAGGAACCCATGGTAGGAAGAATACCTCCAGAAGCAAACATAGTTGTTGCGCCTGTAGCTCCAGTTGAGCTAGTAAAACCTGCACCAAGCGCAGCGTTACTTGACTTAATAAGCCCTTGAGCATCCATGCCAGCCATAGATGCAACGCTCTGAGCTTGTACTCTTTGCTGTACAGCTTCCATAGTATTTGGAAGCATTCCGTAGCCAAAAGCGCCAACGCTACCTAATAGGTTTAGGGCTCTTCCGCCCCACTTTCTTCCAGTGCTCATCTGTGGGTCAAACATTTTATCAAGTTGCGTTTGCATCTTGTCAATAGACCCAGATAGATCACTATTAAACTTGCTGCCCGCACCAGAACTACCCATGGAGTTACCACCAGTGTTCATTTCTTTCCACTGCTTGAAAATATTATTCATAGATTTCTCTATGTCAAGAATATTTTTCTTCCACTTTTCAGTAGCAGAATTAGCAGAGTCAATGGCTTTTTTGCTCTTGGAGTCACCCAGATTGCTATGTGGTGATGGCATCAATCACTCCTTTGGTTAGACGAGCTGCAGCTTTATCAAGCCACATAAGCCGTTCACGATGGGACAAGGACTTTATTTCTGTTAAAGTCCAACCAGTAAATGCGTAGCTAATCAACTCATACGACTCGATTAGCAGCGCATATACTTCTTTTCTAAAGTCGAAACAAATCCGCTAGGGTAAGCGGAATCGGGACCTCCAGCCCGCAAGATGAGCAGTTCTTAGCGATAGTGCTCAAATCTGGACCTGGGTTCTTATCCGTAATTGCCTTTAGGATTGTTCGACGATCTTGCATACCTAATTTTTTCACCTGATTAGGATCCATAATTGGTAATCCGTTGATGTCAGTGATGCATTCCTTTAGAAGAATACTATCTAATTCTGCTGACGTTTTATCGGTAGATGAAATTAGCTTACGTTGAACCGCTCCATTTGGAAGATCAACGCGAACCTCACCAATTTTGCAATCAACAGTAAAACTTCTAATATGCTTCTCTTCTAGAGCAGTTATATCAACATCTGATTCTAGATCTACAACAAACTTTTGTGGCTCATCACAGTGGATGCACTTGCCTTCAAGTTCAATTTCAGCACCAAAAGTAGCAATTCTAATTTTGATAATAAGGTATTCCCTATCACCTGCTAGTAGGCCATCTAATAGGTCTTGAGTACAAGGCTTATCACCAATCTTTACTGTACCGCGCTGCAGAATAGATAGCAGGCTACGTCCGTAATCAGTGATCTTAGATAGTGCCTCTTCATCGTTACCGTTTAGTTCTCTAATTTCTGCTGTTTCTACTAGTTCTCCATTAAACGGATTATAAAGTCCTGCAAGCAAGGTTACTTCATCTGAGGGTGGAGGTACAATCTTAGGGGCAGGTGTTGATTCTACCTCTAAAGATTGTACCTCCTCCTCTGGAGACATAGCTAGAGCTGCTTGAACTAATTGATTTGCAAGCTCTGGATTTTCAATTGAGCTGATCGTTTCTTGTGACATGTTGTGTTCCTTAGTTAGTTAATTAATTAATATTGAGTACCAAATGATGCTGATGCATTGTAGTCATCTGCATATTCTACGTCAAAGCCTTCATGAACTACAGTCATACCTTCAACCATAAGTCCATTACCGCCTGCACTTAGATCGCCGTATACAAGGCTTGAAATCCAAGCATTGTAAATTCTGAACTTCATGGAAGCATGTAGATTCCATGGATCATCGGCGCGACCACCGCTTGAGTTAGCTGTTTTTGTATTAGCTGGGTTTGGGTGGCTTAGTACTGTAACGTCAATGTCACATCTAAACTCTTTTCCCACACCTGCTGTAGAGCGGGCGCTTACAACAGCAAATAGCTGTCGCATCCACTGTAGGTTTTGCGTACCACCCAAAGTCTGACCTCTTGTAAAGCTGATAGGCTCAAATGAAGTCTGACCTGGCAACTGGTGAACAGTGGTGTTGTAACCACCCTCACGGTATGCAATTGGATCAACAGTTACTCCAAAACCAGAAACGCTAACAAATCCTAACGACTTGTCAAACTTCGGTGTTGATGCAACATTTTCCTTAGGGTTAAACTGCACCAAAAACCTAAAGTTACGGATTGGATCAGTTTTAATCTCACTGAATGGGTTAATTGTTGGGTTAGCCATTTTCTATGTTCTCCTTAGTACTTTAAGCTGACGCATTGCCAGTAATTTGGCCAATAGTAATTAATACAAATTCTGCCGGGTACTCTAGAGCAACACCGATTTGAATATTGACACGTCCATTTGCAATGTCCGTCTCAGTAGTAGTGCTTGAATCACACTTTACAAAGAAAGCTTCATCAGTAGTTGAGCCTCGAAGACCACCCTGTTGCCAGTATGAGTTCAAGAAAGAAGACAAACTTGATTGGATTCTACCCCACAAGTGTGGGTCATTATTCTCAAATACAGCAAAAGCGCTTCTATCTGTAAGCTCACGCTTCAAGTAAATCAAACCACGACGTACGCTAATGTAACGATCAGACTTATTAGTGCTGAGTGTACGACCACCCATTACGACAATACCATTTCCTGGGGTAACCTTAATAGCATTAATGGCGTTTGTAGCCTGATTTAGGTCATCCAAGTTTTGGTTAGTCAAAGACGTAGCAAGACCCAAAACATTTGAGAGTCTAGTGCTGTATCCTGCAGGGGCAGTGAATACTCCGCGAGAAGTGTCATTCTTTTGGTAGATGCCTGCAATAGCGCCACCAGGAGCTACGCTAGTTGTAAGACCACGAACAGACTTGCTTGTATCTGGAATAGTTAGCCATGGGAAGTAAAGAGCTGACTGCTTACCTGACAAAGATCCTGTGGTAAGGACACTTCCTGCGTAAGTTGCTGCAGTAGAAACTGTTGCGTCATTGTGTGGGTCAACAATTACAAAAGCATCTCCACGAGTTTCAGCGTAGCTAATAAGCGAGTTAACAGCCGTTGCCGAGTTAGTCGTGGTCCACGTGGTGCTGGTTACGCTAACATCAGGTAGGTTGAAGATCAATGGACCATTGATTGTATCAAAGTCAGCCCAAGTTGTTGCACCAAGCTCTGTTGTAGTGATAGTAGAAGAACCATCAGTGCCAGAGCTAAGTGCGGTAAGGGTATCGCTATTAAGAGCTACAGCACCAGTCTTAAGGTCTGCAACAGTTACATAATTTGATAGCTGGTTAACAATGCTTGCAAAGTAGTTTGCATCAGTAGTAGTCATGCTTAGATCAGTAAACTGCTCCAGTACGTTACTACGTGAAGGTGTTGTGCTACCCAAAGGTGCACCATATACAGTAAAGCTAAACCGAGACGCGGTACCAACAATGTCTACTGCAATATTATTTCCCCAAGTACCTGAGCTATCAGCAATAACACTGAAAGTAGGTGTAGACGCGGCGCTATTTAGCTGAATACCTGCCTTCAAACTACGAATAACCGAACCACCAGTAGGGGTTGTAGTAGCAGCAGTGCTAGGAAGCTTAATAGTAAACGATAGTGTTGTAGAAATAGAATCAACAACCCATGTTCCATTTACTGCAGTATTTCCAGTCCAACCGGATAGAGTAACAGTTTGACCAACAGTAAACGCATGTGTGGCTGTAATTGTCGCTGTCTTTACTGCACCAGCTGAGCCTGCAATAGCAATTGAAGGTGAAGTAAGTGCAGTATTAGCGTTCTTTGTAACTCTGCGGATGTAAGCATTACGACCACCATTAGCAAAGAACATGTATGCCGCAAGAGTCGTAGGAATGTTGTAGTCAATCCCACCAAAGTAAGTATTAAAGTCTGCCCATGAAGTTACATAGGTAGGTGTTTCAGGACCCTTTGGAAGGTAACCAATAAACGCAGCAACAGCATTAGATGATGTTGGTACTACGATGTTTTGTTGTACAAGGTTTTCTTGTAGAAATACGCCCGGACGTCCGAGGCCGTAAGCTGTCATAATTTAGCTCCTTAAGCTAATAGTTTTTATTCTTGTGGGTCCGAGTCGTGCTACGGTTGTGTGACCGATTCATTTATAACTGAGGTTAAAGTAGGATTAACCACAGTTATCGTTGGGGAGTTAGCAATGAGAGTACTAGAAAGTATCTCGGCACTAACTCTTATTGTAAAGACATTTACGTAAAGGCGCTTGCCTTGCTCCGT